TTGCACCGATAGTGCCAGCCAATGCGACCATCGTAGCGTTATCGCCTAAGTAATCTCTATTCTTCACGATCACATCGCACTTAGCAAGAGAACGAGGAGAACAGAATGACAGGGCAGTCTTCTTAGGATTGAACACATACGGATTGTCGTCTTGGTTGCCATCACGATAGCTTGCCAACACACGAGGGAACATCGCAACGAAAGCACGAACAACACGAGAGATACCATTAGCTGATGACCACTCTAACCATTCATTAACTGATGGCTTACTCATCTCCATGATGCACACACGATTACCAGCATGAGCAAGCATTGTGTCGCCTACCCCATCGCTTGCATTGTTTGATGTCCCGAAAACTATTGATCCACGAGGTAGTGGTTCGTCGCCTACCATTCTTTCCAACATCAGACGGGTGAAGATAACTTGCAATAGCTTGGGTGATTTCATGAACTCGTCAAGCAATATGACCTTTGGCTTAGGAGAGTCAAGCTTGAAGAGAGATGAGACATAGTATTCCAACGACTTGGTTGCATGGTTTGGAATAGTCATACCGATGTCCGACATATCCTTAACAGGGCAGTCTACATAGATATAGTCATAGTCTTCGCCCAAATCCTCACGAATCATAGATAACAGAGAGGTCTTACCACAACCAGGTTCAGACAGTATGATTGGTGTGAGTAATGATCCTATTGTAGGAATGGTTTTGCGTAACTCGTTGATGGTTACTGTGGAATTGAAATTTAATTTAGACATTTGCTTCTCCTTATTTAGAATGTCATTACTGCATGGATTGGAAACTACCGAACTTGGAAAGAATATCGTCTATCCCTTCCTTAACATGATGGCGCACCGCATCGGAATCACGGATGTCCTCTGCCTTTACACCATTTAAAACTTTCTCTAGCGACGCACGAGCCAACTCTAGCCCTGAATCATTCTTAAGATTAAATCGCTTAAAACTTTCGATGTAATCTCTAGCCTTTTGTAGCGTTCCCTCGTAAATCTTTCTGCGCTTGGTTCGCACTTCGCCATTTACTTCTGACTCATCTACACCGCAACAATGACTGATGGACTCCATCACCTCGACCATGCGTTCTGACTGTTCCTCTGCAATCGAATCTATAATCCCTTGCGCTTGATTACTGAGTGTTGTAAATAAATCATCAGCGATGTCCTTAGCTATGCCACAGCGAAAGTCGTTCGTAGGCACTTCTGACACATATAGATTTAAGCTGAACTTTGCCTTGACTTGCTCTTTAGCTGGATAGTCTGTTCGATTGAACATATCACCTTGCTTGAAAGCCATGTCCGATACGATTGAGTCATAGTCCGTTACCAATGAATCCACTAGGGCATGGAAAGCTATTTCATGCTCGTGATACTCTTGCTTGAACTTAGGCACATCAATACTTGGCAGTAATTGTTGGGATTGATTCCATCTGTAAGTCCGACGCTGAAGCCAGTTATAGATGGTTTGCCGATAGTTAACGACCGCTTTATGTTTGGGATGATTAGCTAAGAGATTCTTAACATACCTGCCCGCGGACTTATCAGCGTTCTTTGAGGTAGTAACCTCATCACTGATACCCCGATCCTGTTTGGTTGCTGACCACACGCTGATGTCAACGCTGACTAGCACCGCACTACTCGCCAATGAGATTAAATGCTCAGGCATTTCTAGATTCATTTCCATTTACTTCTCCTTTACTTGATTAAATTGAAATCCACTACGACGTGGATCGCTATATAAAACCACACCAAAAACAAAAACAACTTGAACATAAATTGCTCCCTTCACTATGATAAGTATACTACAACTTTACATTTGAGTCAATGGTGATATATGACTTTTTTATATGACACTAGGTACTTCTTGGCGGTTAATTTGTTTCACATCCAATCCACAATTACCTGACGTGATACAGACACCCAGTCATAATCGGCATTACCACCAACATCCTCGACAATATCTTGGGCATCCTCTCCAACCCTTGCAAACGCATAGCCTAAATACTGTGAGTGAGGGTTATCTTCCTCGATCCAGTCTCTTGCCATTTGCAGTAAGTCCTCATGGCATTTAACGTCGGCATAATCCTCATACCACTTCACGTCTTCGGCTAGAAAATTTATTGCGCACCCATCTACATCAACTGACAAGTTATCGCTATCGCTATCATCAAAACACCTAGCAGTATCTTCATGTTTCATAGCTTGGGTTAGGAATAACTCGAACGAGCCTTTCAATTCTTCCTGTTTAGTATCTTGGTTGTTAGGTGTAAAGCGTATTGAATACGCAACTGTTGATCTATAACCCACGATTGACTCTCCTTTTATAAGTGTTAAATCGCTTTGGTTCTTTTCCACTATGTAATGGATAGTTAAATAGCACCCTTACCATCCATGCCATCGCTTCGCTTTCATGCTTCATGTTCATCTCCTATGAATGTTTTAACCCAGTCTATGTAGACTTCGTCAAAGTAAAACCACCTCGCCTCTCGCTTGCGGTTAGGTTTATCTATGGGGTAATTAACTAATAGAGCATGGTCATCGCTACGCACTAGCTTGTAGAACTCAGGCTTATTAGGGTTGCGATATAGCTTGATGATTTTCATTGTTGTTCCAGTTCTTTTTGTCTTTGCTCTATTACGGATAGCAATACTTTTTCTACTTCTGCTTTTTCAGCTTCAGTCATTTCTCTATCCTCAGCCTGTATTTTTTCTATAGACTTTATTACTTCTTTAATCTTATTGACTATGCTCTTCATTTCACCAACCCCCCTTTGTTATTGAGTCCTACCAAGTCGGACTTGTCTGTGATAAGAACGTAATTACTCTTGTGCATGGGAGCAACTGTGCGAACCACCTTCTTTGCGATCTCATCACCGCATGGACAACAAACTGCATAGCCCAGTCTGAACCGCTCCTCGTTGAACACATCACCGCATAGCTTGCACTGTGGTGTAAAAGTTTCATCAATCATGATTTTATCCTTTCGGGTATTTGGTGGATTGCGCTACGGATTTGGTCGATTAACTCCTCGCCATACTTTTCTTCAAAGTAATTTTGGTCAGCGATAACTTTCTCGAATCGTTCCCACTCAGCTTCACTATCATCTTGTTCTTCGGGAGCGCACAGGCAATACACAATGTCGCATATGTCACGACGTAGTGAGTTAAAAGTTTCTTGGCTGATAGTCATTTGGTTTCTCCTTGATTACCGAACGATGCTTCATACCTATCCAACCAGTCGTTGAACTCCGCTTCGTAGATCGCCCACTCTTCGTCGCTATCTACCATTCCACGCTTGCGTGGATCGAGGATTGGCTTTTGACTGCTGGCACGTTGTTCCTCGAAAGCAATCAATGCGTTTTTAAGTTTGCCCATGATTAAACCTCTTCTTTCATTGTTGGAATAAATTCATAGCCGACTGTTAATAAATCCACGAGGACATGGACTGTTAATAATTCCCCTCTGCAATACATCACGTCTTGCGTATCGGGATGCGCTAAGTCTTGCGCCAAATACAACCCCTCATTGAGGACAGGGTTAAATATCTGCACTTCTACCTCTTCTCTATTACTCATATGCTTCTCCTTTATTAGAGTCATACATCATCAAACGATTTCCACTACCTCGTGGAAAGCTAATTAACATCTCAGGGTGCCACTTGCTTCGTAAAAATGCGCCCATCGACATTATTAGTATACCACAACTTGACATATAAATCAAGCTGGTATATGACTTTTTTAAATGACAGGCTGTTCTTATTTCTGTGGTAATGCTTTTTTATGGGTATATCTGCGTCTGAATAGGACATCACCTCGTTCGCCTTTGGCATAGCGTTGCGTTAATGTATTAACTCCTATGCCAATCTCCTCTGCCCATTCTTTAAGCGTTTTAGTTTCTTCTCCGTTGCCTGTGTCGTATGTAACAAAATCTAGATAGCTGGTTTCTATCTCGCATGGTCTGAGTAGGTCTGCACCTCTATCGCCTTTCTTCCATCGGTAGCGCAACACATTGATGTCTATGCCTGTCTCTTTTGCCCACTCTTTCATGGTCATCTCTTTGTGGTTGCGTAGTCTATAAATCATCTTAGTGAACATGGTTTACCTTTCTGTTTTGGGTGATTAAAAATTCCGAAAAAAATTCCGTTGTTCCAAGTGTATTCTTAAAAATAAATAAATTCAAGAACTTTTTTGTAAGGGTGAAAACGGACAGGAAAGCCTTATAGTATATATAGATATATATAATATAATAATAAAAATAAAAATAAAGTTCTAAAGTTCTGTATGTTTTTGATAGGGGACAATACCTTGCGTTACTTTTTTGCATTGGGAAAACAAGCCTTGCTCTCCCATCTTTTTATCTTTTTAGTCCACCCCCTGTGCTAAATCGACAGAACTTTAGAACTTTTTTACAAAGCCCAACATAATCAATAACTTGTAAGCGAAAAAAGTTCTTGAGTTTTACAAAAGTTCCGAGTCGGTTTTGGAATTTCCACGCAAAACCATTTCCACTACATCGTGGAAAGCTAAATAGCGACCTTGCGCTATCAAATCTGATAATTCTAAATGACACAAAGTCCTTGCTTGCTCACGCGCGCGAAAACAAAGAACTGGTTTCAATTTGGGCAAGCCAAAAAAGGGGAGGCTTTCGCCTCCCCCTAGTCCTACTTGATAGCCTTCACTATCGCATTGACTACTGAGTCATTCACAGTAGTATCACCACGTCCCTTTGCTGTCTTAGCTCGGGTCTTGATTGTATCCACAGTCTCTTTGAGCCATACCTCGAAATCCTTGGTGCTGGCACGGGTAGTGGTTTTACCCTCGAGTAAATCCTTGTATGCTTTGACATACTTGCGTAGGTCTGCCATACGATTGGATTTGTATGTCCCCCAATCCTTGCGCCATTTGGCATGGACACCATGTTTAACAGGGTCTTCGGATTTCATACGTCCAAATTCCTGCTGGGAGTGAGACATTACTACATTGATGTCTACTTTAATTGCTCCCTTGGTATCAGCACTACATGGGACATAATCTGTCGTGTAATACTGTGCTGGATGATTCTCATGGAATCGGAGCATTTGACCCTCTTCAATCTGAGCCTTAACCTCTTCGGGCACAGATTCAAGGAACATAGGGCATACGTTATAAATATACTGTCCGATGGTTTGACCACGTTCAGCGCTGATACAACCTTGATACGATGCATCCTTTAAGGATGTGATTTCTACTTTAGACATAATGTCCTCCGTTGTTAATCGGTGCTTAATTGCATCCGATATGATAGTTATAACTGATAGCTAGACTGTTAATCAAGCTTTCACGGGGTAGTGGAACGCTATCTAAGCCACACGCACACGGACGCGCCCGAGAACAAGTAACTGGTTTCAAATGGGGGGCTTGTGAAAATCAGGGCAAAAAAAAGCCCCACCAGTCAATGACTGGCAGGGCTAAGTCTTACTTATTCCATTGAACCATAAAGGCGTCAATAGCTAACTTCAGTCGCTTCTCATCAGCAGTGGTATCACCACGCTTGGAAGCATTTTTGCACTTCTGAATTAAACCCTGATCACCTTTGAATACTTCAATAATGCGGTGAGCAAAATCTAATGTAGCACCACGCTCTTTCTGTTTACCCTCATTGAGGATCGTACGAGCTTGACGCTTGAGATCACCTAAGCGATTAGAGCAATAAGTGTTTACCTTATCACGCCATTCCTTGATGACTGCGTGCTTGTATGGATCGCTAGTCTTTAGCTTGCCATACTCTTGCTGACTAAACGCAAACACATAGTCAGTACCAATCAACACAACTTCCTTTTCCTTTTCAAGATCAGGATTAGAGCCGTCAATCAATAGGTAATGATCATTGACAACTGCGTACCGCTTGGCGGGATTGGTTTCGTTGAAGCGTAAACGATAGCCGTCATATAACTGCTCTTTGACTTCGTCGCTTACTTCGTCAGGGAAACCCTTACAAGTGGTTAAAACATAGCGAGCAACGCCACGCATTTTGTCGCTTGCTACTGCTTGCTTGTAAGCACCATCTTTTAGACTGGTGATCTGATCTTTTACTTCTACTGCTAGGGCTTTAGTAGCCATTTTGCTTCTCCTCATAAAATGAAGTACTGCGTTGATGACAAGCGGAATTGCCTGCCATGTAATACTTATAGCTGACACAAGGTCGTTAAGTAAAGTTTCACGCCTAAGTGGATAGCTAAGTAGCACGCTTGATCACGCACTCACAAAGCCACGCCCGACAACAAATAACTGGTATCAATCCCAGCTTGCGCTGGGATCTTGGTTACTTAGTTAAAACCCATCGAGCACCGAAGTCACCTTGCCATGCGTTGATCATCAGGTGTTGCTCATCCATACTGCGAACCCAAACCTTAGTCTCAAGGAACTTAGGTGTCTCGTTGATCTCCTCAACAGTCCAAGCACGATTACTGAAGTGAACTACATCACCGACTTGAACAGGTTGCATGTTGGTTGAATAGAATAGTTTGTACATCTGCTTCTCCTTTGTAAGTGGCAGAACATACTGCCATATGATCTATATAGCTGACCCACCCCTTATAAGTCAAGTTTGGGCGCGAAGTCCGACCCCCCACCCCCCGCTTTTTAGAAATGGTTCCATCCAGCCTCTCTACTCTAAGATTTACACAAATAACATCCCTAATTTCTCAAATTCAATATATAGGATTTAGATAGCACACCTAAACAAATCCTACAAAACCCTCCTTATTATTTTGTTTTATAAAGCTTTTTTGCTTAAAACACACGACCCCCAGTTCGTTTATTTAAGGGTACTTATTGCCGATTTTTATTTTAAAAAACGTTGCAACTCTTTGTTCTATAAAGCTTTTCTTCTCAAACACACGACCTAAATTGCACCCATCTAATACTTTACATATTTATTAGGGTTAACACTTAAGGGTACCCCCCTTACTCTTTATTCCCACACACGGGTGTCAATTTTGCAAAACGAACTACCCCCCATAGGAGTCCCAAGTACCTATATAGAAAACCGTAAAATTTATGCATGTCCCAAAAACGTATATACTTTCTTTAATACACGTGAGGGTGTGTTCTTCGGGGACTTTAAGTTAATAGTCCCCACTTTTTTGGTTTATAGTTAGTGAGTAAAAATAATCTTTACACATACTTAACAATTAAGATACACTCTGCGCATGGACACGTACATTCCAGACATTGAGCAGAACGTTCCTCTGCCAAAAAATGCCCAAGAAGCATTTCCTGCTCTCACGCCACAAGAAGAGCTAAACATGCGGGCTAATGTAGTAAAGCTAATGTCCGATCTAACAGGGCAGCCTATCACACCAAACCAAGAAAATGTTGAGCAAGCTAAGTCTTTAGCTGTGCAAATGGCATCTGACCCTAAATTTAGACCAGAATTTAATGAATATCCCAATGAAACATTAGCAATGCTAGCTGGCATGGTTGCCCAGATGAATGTTTCTATTGTGGATGAACTATCTGAACTAAAAACCTATGTAGTTAATCATCTATTGCATTCGGTTGAAGCATCTAAAGATGTAAAAACCAAGATTGCAGCCCTAAGAGCGCTTGGAGAGATAGATGGGGTCGATGCATTTAAGAAAAGAACCGAAGTTACTGTCAAAATCCAAACAAAAGAAGAAGTTGAGAGTGAATTATTATCACTTTTGGACGAGGTTGAGGGTAAATATATAGATGTAGAAGCCAAAAACGTGGTTAATAAAGACAATGACAAGTAAATTGTCCCAAGAACAGCTATTTAAGCTGCGTTTATTGGCAGAAAACCCAAAAACACCCCTCGATGTTAAGCGAAAAGCCAAGGATTTAATTGAAAAATACGATGAATTTCTTACCCAAGAGCGAGGAAAAGTATCCTTTTTGGACTTTGTTAAACACGTATACCCAGGCTATATGGTCGGGCAACATCATCTCAAACTGGCTCAAATTTTTGAAGATATTGCTAACGGTAAGAAAAAACGAGTCATTGTTAATATCGCTCCACGACACGGTAAGTCTGAACTCATATCCTACCTTGCTCCCGCCTGGTTCCTGGGAAAATACCCCCAGAAGAAGATTATCATGGCGTCTCACACAGCAGATTTGGCGGTTAACTTTGGTCGTCGCGTTAGAAACCTTGTCGGTTCAGACGACTATAAAGAGATATTTCCGCAAGTAGAACTGCAAGCTGACAGTAAATCAGCATCACGATGGGGAACAAATTTTAATGGTGAATATTTTGCAATCGGTGTCGGTGGCGCCCTTGCTGGTCGCGGGGCTGACTTGTTTATTATTGACGACCCGCACTCCGAGCAGGATGCTAAGACTGGAAGACCCGATGTATTTTTGCCTGCGTGGGAGTGGTTCCAGTCTGGTCCTCTCCAGCGTCTTATGCCTGGTGGTGCAATTGTTATTGTGATGACTCGTTGGTCAAAACTTGACTTAACAGGGCAGATAGAGAAACAGTTAGAGGCAAATGATGACGTAGATAAGTGGGAAGTGATTCAGTTTCCTGCAATTAAAGATGATGGCGAGAGCCTATGGCCCGAGTTTTGGCCTGTGGAAGAGTTACTAGCTAAGAAAGCAGCACTTGACATTAGGTATTGGAATGCCCAGTACTTACAAAACCCAGTATCAGAAGAGGGTGCGCTGATCAAACGGGAGTGGTGGAACATCTGGGAAAAAGATACGCCGCCAGAGTGTGAGTTTATTATCATGTCGCTAGACGCGGCTCAGGAGGCAAATAACCGTGCGGACTATAACGCGCTCACGACGTGGGGCGTCTTCTTCAACGAAGAAGTCAATAATTACAACATCATTCTCCTTAATGCAATCAAAAAACGATTGGAGTTTCCAGAACTCAAGAAGCTTGTACTTGAGGAGTATAGTGCGTGGCAACCAGATGCGTTCATGGTTGAGAAAAAGTCCAACGGGGCTGCGCTATATCAGGAGCTTAGGCGCATGGGTATACCTGTCGGCGAGTTCACACCTGGCAAGGGTCAGGATAAGATCGCGCGCGTTAACGCTATTTCAGACTTGTTTTCGGGTGGGGTTGTCTGGGCGCCGTCGCACCGCTGGGCGAAAGATGTGATTGAGGAATGTAATGATTTTCCTAGCGGATTGAACGATGACTTGGTAGACTCTACAACATTAGCTCTGTTAAGATTTCGGCAGGGTGGGTTTATTCGTCTACCCAATGATGAACCAGAAGACGACATGCTTTACAAATACCGCAAAAAAGCTGCGTATTATTAAGGATAAATTATGGCAATAGATAAGGCACTTTACTCAGCCCCTCAAGGACTAGATCAACTTGGCGAGGAGGGTGACGAGCCAGCGTTAGAAATATCTATTGAAGATCCAGAGGCTGTTGAGATTGGGATTGATGGTCAGCCAATCATGCGTATAGAGAAAGATGAAGAGCCAGACGGCTTTGATGATAACTTAGCAGAACAATTAGATGACAGACTATTAGCTACATTAGCTAGTGATTTAACTTCCGACTTTGATAATGACATAGCCTCTAGAAAAGATTGGATACAAACTTATGTGGATGGTCTAGAACTTCTGGGCCTTAAAATTGAAGAGCGTGCTGAACCTTGGGAAGGCGCCTGTGGCGTGTACCATCCACTCCTCTCAGAAGCAGTAGTCAAGTTCCAAGCTGAGACCATGATGGAGACCATGCCAGCGGCAGGTCCAGTCAAGACACAGATCATTGGCAAAGAAACCCCAGATAAAAAAGCCGCGGCTGAACGTGTTCAAGATGACATGAACTATCAGTTGATGGACGTGATGAAAGAGTTTAGACCTGAGCATGAGCGTATGCTGTGGGGCTTAGGCTTAGCGGGTAATGCGTTTAAAAAAGTCTATTACGATCCAAGTTTGCAACGTCAAGTATCCATGTATGTTCCAGCAGAAGATGTGGTTGTCCCCTATGGAGCTTCTAGCCTAGAGTCAGCTGAGCGTGTCACGCATGTGATGCGTAAGACAGAGAATGATGTGCGTCGCTTGCAGCATGAAGGTTTCTACCGAGACGTAGACTTGGGTGAGCCAGTTCAAGTAATGGACGAGATTGAGAAGAAGATTGCTGAGAAGCTTGGCTTTAGGGCAACTACAGATGATCGTTTTAAGTTATTAGAAATGCATGTGGAGCTTGACCTTGAAGGGTTTGAGCATACAGATGAAGATGGTGAACCCACTGGCATTGGTCTACCTTATGTAGTCACAATCGAGAAGGGTACTAGTACTATTCTAGCAATCCGTCGCAACTGGAGACCAGAAGATGAGAAACACCATAAGAGAAACCATTTCGTCCATTATCCATACATTCCAGGCTTTGGTTTTTATGCTTTTGGGCTTATTCACCTTATCGGCGCTTTTGCTAAGTCTGGTACTTCTCTTATCAGGCAATTGGTTGACGCTGGGACACTTTCAAATCTGCCAGGCGGCTTTAAGGCCCGTGGGATGCGAGTCAAAGGCGATGACACGCCAATAGCTCCAGGTGAATGGCGTGACGTAGATGTTCCAGCAGGGACAATGCGTGACAACTTGTTACCACTTCCATACAAAGAACCAAGCCAAGTTTTATATAGTTTGTTAGGAACTATTGTAGAAGAGGGTCGCAAGTTTGCTGGGTCTGCAGAGATTCAAGCATCTGACATGAGCGCTAATGCGCCAGTTGGAACAACACTAGCAATTCTAGAAAGAACATTGAAGTCAATGAGTGCGATACAAGCTCGTATCCACTACGCAATGAAGCAAGAGTTTAAGCTTCTTAAAGACATCATCAGAGATTACACACCAGAAGAATACTCATACGACCCAGTTGAAGGTGATCGTCGAGCAAAGCAATCAGACTATGACATGGTTGCTGTTATTCCTGTGTCCGATCCCAACGCGGCTACTATGGCGCAAAAAGTCGTGCAGTATCAAGCAGCTCTACAACTCGCTCAAACCGCACCTCAGCTCTATGATCTTCCACTTCTGCATCGTCAGATGTTAGACGTGTTGGGAATCAAAAACTATCAAAAGCTTGTACCGATGCCCGAAGATATGAAGCCTCGTGACCCAGTTTCTGAGAATCAGAATATTTTGATGAATAAACCTGTCAAAGCATTCTTGGCGCAAGACCACCAATCTCATATCACGGTGCATATGAGTATGGCACAAGACCCACATATCCAAATGTTGATACAACAAAACCCACAACTAGCTCAACAGATTCAAGCGGAGTTGTCTGCTCACGTAGCTGAACACTTGGGAATGGAGTATCGCAAACAGATGGAGCAACGGATGGGTACGCTATTGCCTGCAGTTCCACAAGACCCAGATGATGAGGAGCCAAATATGTCTCCACAGATGGAAGAGCAGATTTCTCAAATGGCAGCGCAAGCGGCAACACAGATGTTGCAACAGCATCAACAGGAAGCTCAACAACAGCAAGCGCAACAACAGGCTCAAGATCCAATCATCCAGTTACAACAACAAGAGTTACAGATTAAGATGGCTGAACAACAACGCAAAGCTAAAAAAGATCAAGATGACTTCCAGCTTAAGTTGCAACAGATCCAACTTGAAGCAAAACGGATTGCTGCCCAACAGGAAACTGAAGGAGCAAAGATGGCTATCCAAGCATCATTAGCTAAGCATAAAGAGAAGAACCAACAGGAAACTGAAGGCGCTCGCATGGCTATTGATCTAGGTAAACAACGTGAACAACACCAGCATCAAAAAGAAGTAACAACAATGCAGACGGATGTGCAAAGGGAGCTAGCTGCGAAACAAGCTGAAACCCAAGCGCAAACTAAAGAAATTAAAAAGGAAACGAAAGGTAAATAATGGACGCAAGCCAAGCGCTGGCTCATATAACACGACAGTTAGATGAAAGAATTTTGCAACTCCAAGAAAGTCTAGCAGACGACAACTGCAAAACAATTGAAGAGTACAAGAAAGTATGCGGAGAAGTGAGAGGTCTCTTTACCGCACGAAACTTTATAACGGACCTTAATAAAACGATGGAGAACTCCGATGAGTGACCAAACGGTAGTAGATTTGAGTCAAGCAATTGACTTACGAGCGGTAATGAAAGAAGCTGAAGATAAAGCCAAACAGCTTCCAGAGCCAAAGGGTTATCGCATCTTGTGTGCAATCCCAGAAGCAGAAGAGGCTTTTGATAGTGGCATCCTTAAATCAGATGAAACTCGTCGGCATGATGAACTCCTAACTACAGTGTTATTTGTAGTCAAAATGGGACCAGATTGCTATAAAGACCCAGAGCGTTTTCCAACTGGCGCTTATTGCCAAGAGGGCGACTTTGTGTTGACCAGACCAAATGCAGGTACACGCCTTGTAATTCACGGTCGTGAGTTTCGCATTATTAACGATGATTCCGTAGAGGCTGTAGTCCAAGATCCTCGTGGGATTACTCGCAAATTCATTTAAGGAGCTATAAATGCCAGACGAATTTAAATTTCCTGATGAAATAGAAGATCAGGGTAAACCCGTAGATACTAATCAAGATACTGATGATAATGATGATATTAGTATAGAGATAGTTGACGATACTCCTAAAGAAGACCGTAATAGAAAGCCACTTGAGCCAGAAGCTAAGGCGCAATTGGAAAATCTAGATGAGTCTGAAGAGTATTCTAAGAATGTAAAAGACAAGTTTTCTCAGTATAAAAAGGCTTGGCATGAAGAAAGACGTGCTAAAGAAGCAGCGTTGCGCGAGCAACAAGAAGCTTTAGCGGCGGCGCAAGCCATCCTAGATGAGAATAAACGACTCAAAAAACAGTTGCAATCAGGTGAAAAAGAGTTAAATACTGCGTCTAAAGATGCAGCAAAAGCTGAGTTAGAAAAAGCTAAAAAGGAATATAAGGATGCTTATGACTCTGGTGACTCTGATAAGTTATTAGATGCTCAAGAAAAGCTAACTAAAGCTCAGATCAAACTTGATAAAACTAAAAAAAGTAAAAATACTGTACAAAATTCTCAAAATGATGTACAAATACCTCAAAGGGCTAATGCACAACCGCAACAGCCCCAGATGGATCCAAGAGTTGCAGAGTGGGTGTCACGGAATCAGTGGTTTGTTGATCCGACCAAAAAGTCGATGCGCAAATATGCTGAAGGCGTTCACGAAGAACTTGCAGAGAAATATGGCATGGGCTTTATTGGTACCGATGAGTACTATAGGTCTATTGACAATGAAGTAAAACGTCGCTTCCCAGAGGAGTTTGACGCTGCATCAAGAAACGATGAGGACGATAAACCTCAGCGTACGAAAATGAGTACGGTCGTAGCTCCCGCGAAGAGAAGCACTTCTTCTAAAAGAGTGGTACTTACAAAGACGCAGGTAGCCTTGTCCAAAAAACTTGGTCTATCCCCAGAGCAATACGCCCGTGAACTTAGCAAATTGGAGGCCTAATAATGGCAACAAATAGATTACAACGTGAGATGGAAAACCGTGAAATTACAGAGCGTCCTAAGCAGTGGATGCCACCTGAACTTTTACCTGAGCCTGATAAACAAGCTGGTTTTGCCTATCGCTGGATTCGTGTATCAATGTTAAATGCTGCTGATCCTCGGAACATTTCTGCGAAATTTCGTGAGGGTTGGGAGCCAGTGCATGTAGACGAACAACCGAAATACAAACTGCTAGCCGCTCGTGAAGGTCAATATAAAGACAATATCGAGATCGGCGGGTTATTACTCTGCAAGATTCCAGAAGAACTTGTGCAGCAACGTATGGATTATGAAAATAACCAGACACAAGCTCAGACAGAAGCTGTAGATAATAATTTAATGCGCCAAAGTGATTCGAGAATGCCAATCTTTATGGAACGGAAATCCTCGGTGACCTTTGGTAAAGGTTCTCAATAATTTAGGAGATTTACATGGCTTATCCTACAGTTTCGGCCCCTTACGGTCTAAAGCCTGTTAACCTCATTGGTGGACGTGTATTTGCGGGGTCTACTCGTATGTTCCCAATCGTTAATGGCTATAACACCAGCCTATACAACGGCGACGTTGTTCAGCTTGGTACTGGCGCCAATATTGGTGCTTTAGTTGCCTCTACTCTTACATACAACGCTTCTAGCGCTGTTGCAGGTACTATTGGCGTGTTTGTTGGTTGCGAGTATTCAACTACTGGCGGTCCAATTTACGGCAAAAACCGTTATCAGTTCTGGCAGTCTTCAACAACTGCTCCTGATGCACAAGGTTATGTTGTAGATGATCCTCAAGCTGTTTTCCAAGCTGCAGTTGTTGTAAGCCCAGCTGGTACTGGTGGTTCTACTACTATTCAGTACATTAACCCAGCTTTCATCGGTTCTAATGCTTATTACATTGGTGCTGCTGCTGGTAACACTGGTTCTACTACAACAGGTGACTCACAAGCAGGTATTGCAGTTTCTGCAACTGCTACTGTAAGCACACCTATCACTACTTCTGCTGCTTTCCGTATCGTTGGTATGGTTCCTGCTTCAGCTGTTACTGTGACAAATAATGCTACATCTTCTAGCACTACTATCACTTTATCTGCTGCAAACAGTGCAATCCTTCCTGGTATGGCAGTAAATGGCCCTGGTATTAACCAAGGTTCAAATACTTATGTAACAGCAGTATCTGGCACTACTGTAACTATCAACACAGCAGTTTCTACTGCTCAGTCGACAGCTGCACAGTTTTCTTTCACTGGCTACCCAGAAGCATTAGTAACATGGAACGCAGGTTACCATGGTTACAACAATGCAACTGGCGTTTAATTAAGGAGCTTTTAAATGGCTATTTCACGCGCACAACTACTGAAAGAGTTGCTCCCTGGATTGAACGCATTGTTCGGTTTAGAGTATGCTCGCTACGGTGAAGAACACAAAGAGATCTATGAAACAGAGACTTCTGAGCGTTCTTTTGAAGAAGAAACAAAACTGTCAGGCTTCTCAGCTGCACCAGTCAAAAACGAAGGCCAAGCCATCGCGTATGACAATGCACAAGAAGCATGGACAGCTCGCTACAACCACGAAACTATCGCCCTTGGCTTTAGCTTGACTGAAGAGGCAATTGAGGACAACCTCTACGACTCTTTATCTGCTCGCTACACCAAAGGTCTAGCTCGTGCTATGGCTTATACCAAACAGGTAAAAGCGGCAGCAGTTTTGAATAACGGCTTTAATAGTCAAGTTACCTACGGTGACGGACAGCCTTTGTTCTCTACAGCACATCCGTTGATTTCTGGTGGTACTAACGCCAACACTCCATCTACTCCTGCTGACTTGAACGAAACTGCGTTGGAAAACGCTGTTATTCAAATTGCAGCTTGGACTGATGAACGTGGTCTGTTGATCGCTGCTCGTCCTAAGAAACTTGTAGTTCCACCAGCATTGCAATTCGTTGCTACCCGTTTGCTCGACACAGAACTCCGTGTTGGTACAAACAACAACGATATCAACGCTATTAAGAACAACGGTTCTGTTCCAGAAGGTTACACAATTAACCACTTCTTGACCGCAACCAATGCATGGTTCTTGACAACTGATGTACCAAACGGTTTGAAACACTTTGTTCGTATTCCATTGCAAAACAGCATGGACGGTGACTTTGACACTGGTAACGTACGTTACAAATCCCGTGAGCGTTATAGCTTCGGCGTTTCTGATCCATTAGGTGTATACGGTTCATACTAAGTAGTGTGGAGGGGGCATAAAAAACCCCCTCTTTTTCTTTTATTTGTTGTATGATTTAAATACTGGGTGATTACTCATAACACCACTGCCCCAGCAGACGATGCAAAGATCCGTTATGAGTACTTTTGCATAAGGAGTCCATTATGGGACGTAGTACATTTGATGGTCCGATTCTATCGGGTGATAATCGTTTTGGTCCACAACGTGACGTTGGTCCAGTCTTATTGGCTCAACAAGCCTTTTTAGATTTTTCTGTAACTTCCGCAGGTCAAGCTGGTTATGGTGGCGGTTCTGGTGTATTTGTTACTTCTGACAATATTCCTAACCAAGCAGCAACTATTTGGAACCCACAGTCTGGTGTTTATAGCACTAGTGGTCCTACTGTTGCTACTGCTCCTACAGCAGATGCTTCTGGAACTATTTATCGTGGCGTATCATTTTTGGTTCCACAAGGTTCAAACATTACTGATGTAATCATTGATGTTGGAGTATTGCCAACTGACGGAACAGTAACTGCTAACTCTATTCAACCATATGTTTCTAACAAATTTGCTACCGCTACAGGCGTGTATGCAACGATGGCTGCTATTACTTCAGCAACTCGTGGCACTGCAACATTTGTAGGTACACAGTTAGATTACGCTTATGGCACATTACAAGACGTTCAAAATATTCAACCTGGTCAACAGCCTACATGGTTTAGCCAGATTGTTGTGACATTGAAGATTACTAATACCAGCTTGACCGCTCCTACATCTGGTCAAATTGCTGTTACATTGAAATATGCACAACAAGATATGAACATTGGTAATGCGACAACTTACCCATACGGTAACTTTGACTAATTAATCCTCTTGGGGGGTGTAAAAGCCCCCCTCTTTTAAAACTTAGGAGATTAATATGGCACAAAGCCCAAGTGGAATACCAAGCACCAATAACTCGGTGCAGTCGATTAGCCGTCAGGCTAAGTATGAGCCATTTGATTTGCAAGTATCACGCAATCAAATTACTGGTCATACACCTGTAAGTATTTTTGGTTATGGAACAACTGGCACAACTGCTGGTTTATTTGTAACCATGTGGGAAAACTCTCCCACCACCAATTATGTATTCCCAGTAGCAGCACAAGTAATGTATGTTGCAAGTACAGTAGGCGCAGGGGATGCTGGTGCGTTAATTCAAGTTACTGGATTAGATGCAAACTATAACCCAATTTCTGAAGTTGTTGCATTAGGCGCAACCGCAGGTACAGGCGTAGCAACCGTTAAATCATATTACCGTATTAACAACATTGCCGTAGCTTTTGCTAGTACTGTAAACCCAACTGGCGTAATTACTATTCAAAACCAAGCTGCAACGTCTGGTGCTGTTGAATATGCACAGATCAATACAACTACTTACAACGGTAGCACTATCAGTATTGGCACATCCCAAATGTCTGTTTACACAGTTCCAGCAAACACCACTTTGCAATTGACAAGATTTACTGCAAATAGTTCGTTTACTGGTAATACTGCAAACTACGGCACATATAGGGTTGTAGCACAGTACCCATCTGTTTTAAATTCATCGGCAACATTAGTTCGTAGAGTAATTTTAAATACTCCATTTGTACAACAGTTCAATATTCAACGTACTTTCCCATTTGCTTATCCAGCTGGTACGGATGTTCAATGGCAAATTGCTCCTAGTGGTACTGTTGCTTGTACTGTAGGTATTAATATTGGCGGCGTTTTGATTGATAGCGGCAGCTAAAATGGCAACCAAGAAAAAAAGTCCTTCTCTTGCAATTGGTCGTGGTGAAAAGCTACCTGTATCTAAGGGCGCTGGGCTTACCGCCAAGGGTCGTGCTAAATATAATGCAGCTACTGGCTCGCATTTGAAAGCCCCACAACCTGAAGGTGGTGCCCGTAAGCGTTCATTTTGTGCTCGTATGTCTGGCATGCCAGGACCGATGAAAGATGAGAATGGTAAACCAACTCGTAAAGCAGCTTCTTTAAAGAGATGGAAATGCTAAATGTCAGTATTCGAGATATTAACTTTGGTTTCGTACCTATTGGGTGGTATTGTGGCTTTTATCGTCAAAGATAAATCTGACGAACTTAAACGTCAGGGTATTCTTTTAAATAAAACTCGTGAGGAATTAGCTCGTGAATACATTACTAAAATTGAAGTACGTACAGATATGGAACGGATTATTAACCGTTTTGACAGGATTGAAGAAAAGCTTGACCGATTTATTGAAGGGCATAAATAATGCCAAGTAAATCAAAAAAGCAGCATAATCTGATGGAGATGGTAGCTCATAACCCTAAGATGGCTAAAAAAGTTGGTATTCCTCAGTCAGTAGGTAAAGAGTTTGTAGCTGCTGATAAGGGCAAGAAGTTTGGTACAGGTGGCGGTGTTGGTGTAACTCGAGGCGGTAAAGGTATGATTAATCGTCAAGAGACAAGGTTTGGTAGCGTTCTAGGGCAAGAAAAGAATGTGCCAAATGTTAATTTAAACAAATACGTCGGAAAAAAGACTGGCGGAAAGGTGAAGAAAAAATGATGGCAACTAAAAAATTCTCTCAAAAAGAGACAATGGGTAGCGAGTCTATGGGCAAAGTTAAAACTGGCGCTCCTAGCATTGATGGTATTGCAGAACGTGGCAAGACCAAAACTAAATACCCAAAGATGGCTGGTAACACTATTGGCAATGGTCCTTTGGTTCATTGTAAATAATCATGACTCCAGAACAGCAAAAGAAGTACTATGCTGATAATGCAGCTAAGTACGACAAGATAGAAAAAGATAAAGACTACGAAATCTTTGGATCTCGTGGTGACGCCGCTCGTAAGGGCATGGAAGAAAGTCGTATGGATCAAATGGGCAATGCCTATAAGAAAGGTGGAAAAGCTATGGAACACAAACACAACGTTGAGCACGTAAAACAACACGCTGCTGGTCACATGCACGAACAAGAAAAAGTAGCTAAGCATTATGGTAGCGAAGGTCATAAGATGCATCATGACCATGTAAAAGCTATGTGCGGCGGCGGCATGAGCTACGGTAAAAAAGCAAAATGATGGCAAGCCGAGGTATGGGCGCAGTTGCGCCTTCAAAAATGCCTAAAGCTAAAACGATTGTCCGCAAAGACAATCCTGATGACGTCACTATGTACAAAAAAGGTGGCGAAGTCTGGGATAAACCCCGTCCAAAAGGGCTTGGCAAACCTAAAAAAATGTCAGCAGCTAAAAAGTCTAGCGCTAAAGCTATGGCTAAGGCAGCTGGTAGACCGTATCCCAATCTAGTTGATAATATGAGAGCCGCGAGGAAAAAATGACTTTATTTGATCACGTACTAGGCTACGTTAAAAGCGTAGGACATGCAGTAGAAGGTGAAGAGCATAAGCTATTACAAGAGTTTGTTACCTATTTGGCTAGCAATTCTGTAGTTGCTGGGTTCTTTCAATACTCAGGAACTGACAAAGAAAAAGAAGTGGTAGCTAATTTTGCTTCTACTTTAATGCCAGCTGAACAGTTTGTGGCTCCTGCTATTCCTGAGCCTATTGTCGAAGTTGCTCCAGAACCTGCTCCAGTAGAAGAACCTGCTCCAGTAGAAGAACCTGCTCCAGTAGAAGAACCTGCTCCAGTAGAAGAACCTGTTGCACCAGCAGTAGAACCTACTCAGGAGTAAGTAATGGCTACTAAAAACTGGATTAAAGGCGCTATTAAAAAACCTGGCGCTTTACGTGCTTCATTAGGAGTTAAAAAAGGCGAGCCTATTCCTGAGAAAAAACTTGTTGCAGCAGCTAAAAAACCTGGCAAACTAGGTCAAAGAGCACGCTTGGCTGAAACGCTTAAAGGCATGAAAAAATGACAACGTCATCCACTACGCTATTTAATTTAGATATGGGTGACCTCATTGAGGAAGCCTTTGAGCGTTGTGGTACGCAACTACGATCTGGCTATGACTTTAGAACCGCCCGCCGTAGTGTCAATATGCTTACTATTGAGTGGGCAAATCGCGGGATTAACCTATGGACTATTGAGCAGGGGCAAATTCCTATCAATATCAATGCTGGGCAAATTAGTTACCCAATTCCAGTTGATACCATTGACCTATATGACCAAGTTATTCGTCAAGGCACTGGGCAAAATCAAGTTGATATTAATCTTACTCGCATATCTGGGGATACATATCTCACAATACCTACTAAAAACGCTTATGGTCGTCCTATTCAAGTCTGGATTGATAGGCAGTCAGGTAACGTAGATGCTCTTCCTGTAACGGCTTTAACACAAGCTGCATCGGCAACTGATACTACTTTGTATGTAACATCTACTGCTAATATGCGTAGCCAAGGCTATATCAACATAGACGGCGAAACAATCCTTTATCAAAACCTTGGGCAAGCTAACTCTAGTAACGCAAATCAGTTACTAAATTGCTATCGTGGGGTTAACAATACTACGGCAACTGCCCATAATTTAGGGGCTAGTGCCTATAATAATTTCTTGCCAAACGTCAATATTTGGCCTACTGGCAATCCTGGAACCCAATATACGTTGATTTACTGGCGTATGCGTCGCATGCAGGATGCTGGCACAGGTGTAACTACTGAAGATATTCCATTCCGTTTTATTCCATGTATGGCTGCAGGTCTTGCTTATTACTTGTCTATGAAGTTGATGGACATTAATCCTCAGCGCATTCCAATGTTAAAAGCGGATTATGAACAACAGTTCCAGTTTGCGTCAGAAGAAGATAGAGAGAAAGCGCCTTTGCGATTTGTGCCCCGCAACATGAATTACTATAGATAATCATGCCAAATAAGTTCGCCTCTGGTAAACACTCAATAGCGGAATGTGACCGTTGTGGACAGCGGTATAAGTTGCATGAGTTAAAAACTCAAGTACTTAAAACTAAACCTTATAAAGTTAAAGTCTGTCCACCTTGCTGGGATCCTGATCAACCACAACTACAACTTGGTATGTATCCTGTATCTGATCCACAAGGTGTACGGGAACCGCGCCCTGATGTGAGTTATTATTCATCAGGAAACACAGGGTTATACATAAACCCAAATGCTAGTAATAATGTAAATAATGCTGGGTATCCTAGCGATGGCAGTAGGGAGTTTCAGTGGGCTTGGAACCCTGTAGGAGGAGCTAGTTATTTTGATAGATATTTAACTCCAAATAGCTTGATTCCAGTAATAACAATCGGTACAGTCACAATATCAACCACTTAGGAGCATTAAAATGGCAAAAATGAAACATGACGACGTTGCAGAAGACAAAAAATTAATCAAAAGCATGATGAAACCTGATGCTATGAAAGCTGGCATGAAAAAAGGTGGTAAGGCTAAAAAAATGGCTAAAGGCGGCGTAACTAGCATGCAAGAAAAAACTATGGGTCGTAATATGGCTCGTGCTATGAATCAAAAATCTGGCTCAAGAGGTCGTTAATATGGCAACTCAAATTAAACCAACTAGCAAAAACAGTTCGCCTATGCGTACTGGACATGCTAAAAACAACGGTCCTGCAGAGCAATATGAAGCTAATGGCACAGGCGTAGCAGCTATGCGCAAGGCTACTGGTCATGATGCAAAAGACCCAAATACTTTACGCGCTGATGAAGTTACTCCAAAAACTGTACCTATGCGTGTAAGCATTGGTGATCGTGCTCGTGGTCCTAAAACTGATGGTATCGAAGTACGTGGTTCTGGTGCAGCTACTAAAGGTCGTATGGCTAGAGGTCCAATGGCATGAGCTTAGATCCAAAAACTCAAGTTAAAGTTGATTTAACTATTGAGGATATAGATTTTGTTATTACGGCTCTTGGTGAAATGCCAGCTAAGACCAACGCGTTTGGTTTAATAATGAAAATTCGCGCCCAAGTAATGACACAAATTCCACAAGAACCACAAGTTCAAGACGCTAAATCTGAAGATATTAAACCAACAGAATGAACTACGAACAGTTATATAACAATATCCAAGCCTACGCTGAGAACACTGAACAGTTGTTCGTAGCAAATATTCCAGTCTTTGTGATGGAGGCTGAAGAGCGTATATATAACTCAGTTCAATTACCATCATTGCGTAAAAACGTAACAGGAACTTTAACCGCTGGTAATCAGTATTTAGCGCTTCCAAATGACTATTTATCTACGTTTTCCTTTGCGGTTATTGATAGTTCTAATAACTACAATTTTTTGTTAAATAAAGACGTTAACTTTTTACGTGAAGCCTATCCATCTACTGTAGTAACAAGTGGTACTTATCAAGGGACACCAGGTGGAATACCTAAATACTATGCTTTATTTGGGTCTCAAAACGGATATGGTGGGGCTAATATTGATGAGTTAACTTTTATGGTTGCTCCTACTCCAGATGCTAATTACACAGTAGAGATGCATTATTTTTACTACCCACCCACCATTGTACAAGGTCAAATTGCTACATTAGGGACTATTACGGCTGGCTCTTTATATACCAATGGTATATACCAAAACGTATCTTTAACAGGAGGTTCAGGTGCTAATGCAACTGCTGATATCCTTATTGCCTCAGGTGCAGTGGTCTCCTGCAGCCTTAAGTTTGGCGGTAATTTTTATATTGCTGGTGATATATTGTCTTGTTCTTCTTTGGGGTCTACTGGTAGCGGTTTTTCAGTCACTGTAGCTACTGTATCTAACTCTACAGGTCAAAGTTGGCTTGGTGATAACTATGACCCAGTCCTATTTTATGGGGCTATGCGTGAAGCTATGATTTTTATGAAGGGTGAAGCTGACATGGTTAAGTACTATGAAGATAAGTACACCGAAGCTCTTGCTCAGCTCAATCGTCTTGGAACTGGTCTCGAGCGTGGTGACGCCTATAGAGATGGTCAAGCTCGTATCAAGGTTAATCCATGATAGTTCAAGGCTCTACTACTACCTTTGCCCAGAATTTATTAAATGGCAATGAAAACTTTACTACAGGTACTTACTATATTGCCCTGTATAACGCTAATGCTAATTTGAATAATACGACACAGTCTTATACAACTACTAATGAAGTTGTTGGTACTGGGTATACAGCGGGTGGCCAGCCCTTAACTATTACAGTAACACCAACTGTAGACAATACTTATAACCTTGTGTATTTATCGTTTGCTAATGTAACTTGGAACCCTGCAGCGTTTACTTGTAGAGGCGCATTAGTCTACAATTACACAACAAAGGCAGCGTGTTTTGTTTTAAATTTTGGGTCTGATAAGACTTGTAATAATAGTTTTACTGTGCAGTTCCCAGCAGCGACTAGTACGTCTGCTATTTTGTCTATTGGTAGCTATACTAGTGCTACTGTTGTAAGTTCTGGAGATTAATTATGCAAAAAGAATTAGCAAGCTGTGGTGACCAAGCAGAGATTACTTTGCAAGCAAACGCAAACATTCCCGAAGGTATGGGTGTCGATGGATACTACCACGTCGAATGTCGTGATAAAGAAGGCAATCTAAAATGGACTGAAGAGTTTCCTAACTTAGTCGTTGCTGTAGGTAAGCAGTTATTGCTTGATACTTTATTGCGAACTTCAGGCACATACACTACTGTTGGACCATACCTTGGTCTTACTAAGGTTAGCTTGACTCCAGCTGCTACAGATACCATGACTACTTTGGTAACTACTAATGCTGCTGAGTTTACTAACTATACAGTTGGCGGTTCCGCAGTTCGTGGTACAGCTGTATTTGGTGCTTCTACTTCAAGTGGATCTACACCATCTAACGTAACTACTTCTTCAGCTTCTGCAATTACTTACACCATTACTGGTGCAGGTGGTACTGTATATGGTTGTTTTTTAGTTACTGGCTCGGGTGCAAGTTCAACCCAGAGCAATACTAGCGGTACTTTGTATTCTGAAGGTAACTTTTCTACAGCTAAAGTTACAACTGCTGGTGATACAGTAAGCGTTACATACAGCACAACTGCAACTTCTTAAGGAGTCCTAAATGGCTCTGGCGTTATATGATCGTGTACAGGAAACCACGAGCACTACTGGTACGGGGTCAATAACCCTAGCTGGTGCTGTATCGGGCTATCAGTCTTTTGCTGCAGTAGGCAATGGAAATACTACCTATTACACAATAGTTAATGGTTCTGCGTGGGAAGTAGGTATTGGCACGTACTCAACTACGGGGCCAACTTTAGCTAGAACTACAGTTCTTTCGAACTCCAATGGTAATACATCGCCTATTACTTTGTCTGGCGCATCAAGCGTATTTGTTACTTATCCAGCTGAAAAGTCAATTAACTACGATGCTAATGGTGTTGCAACTATTGGTTCTATTCTTGGCTATTCTGATACTGGCATTATTGCTTCATTTGCCTCGACAGTAGCTAACTACAATCAAGTTATTCTTCAGAATAAAAGCAACGCTACAAATGCGTCTTGTAACTTTAACGTATCAAACGATGTAGGCACTTCTGGCGCAAACTTTGCCGAGTTTGGTATTAACTCAAGTACTTTTTCTGGTACAGGTGCATTTAATATTGCTGGCGCAGCTTATTTAGCTTCTGCATCTACAGATTTAGCTATTGGTACATATGGTGCTTACAACATACACTTTGTAACAAACAGCAGCACTACCGATGCAATGACCATTTACAACTCAGGTGGTGTTTCATTAGGTGGTCAACCAGATCCTGGCTTAGGAACTTTATATGCCAATAACGTATATATTGGTTTTACTACAGTTACAGCAGCGGCGGGTACCACAGTACTTACAAATTCCTCTTCGGGTTGGATACAAGTAGTTGGAACAACAACTCAAACCATTCAGTTACCAAATGCTACAACGCTATATAAAGGCTTAGCATACACAATTGCAAACAATTCAACTGGCAACGTAACTATTAAAGATAATGCTGGTACTACAATTGATACTACCGTTAATGGTGGTTCATCTATTTTAGTTTTAACTGCTAATGGTACATCGGCAGGAACTTGGGTTGCCTATAGTTATATTCCAGCATCCTATGATTTTAGTTCTTCCACCGCTAACTTTGGTACTGCTACATTAACTAATGGTACTTGGCAAGGAAATACTGTTGCTACAGGCTATGGTGGCACAGGACTTACAACATTCTCTGCGGCTAACAACGCTCTTTATTCCACATCTTCTTCGGCTTTAACTGCGGGTACTTTACCTGTCGCTGCAGGCGGTACTGGAAATACAACCAACACTTTAAATGGCGTTGTTTATGGAAATGGAACAAGTGCGATAGGCACAACCGCTGCTGGTACTACGGGGCAATTTTTAATTGGGAATACTGGCGCAGCTCCTTCTTGGGGAACAATTTCTAGCTCTTTAGTTAGCTCGTTTTCTGCTGGTACTACTGGATTTACTCCTTCCACTGCAACTACTGGCGCAGTTACTTTAGCTGGTACTTTAAACGTTGCTAACGGCGGTACTGGTGTAACAACATCTACTGGCTCAGGTTCTAATGTTTTAAGCACAAGTCCAACTTTAGTAACGCCTAATCTTGGCACTCCATCTGCTATTAATTTAAGTAATGCTACTGCTTTACCTCGGTCTGCATTGCCTTCAGGTTCGGTTTTAAAGGTTCAGCAATTTACAGATACTGGAAGTGGAACTACATCAGGAACTTTAGTAAATTTAAATAATGCTGGGTTTGGATATACCCCAGTAAGCACAAACTCAACTTTGTACATTATGTGCAGTTTTTATGCCTATTTAAGCCCTACAACTGGTTATGGTGCTGGTAGTTGCTATGGTTTTTATAACATGGGTGAATACAATGGCTCATCTTATGTAGCTTTTGCAAATACTGGATATTTATGGAACTATCAATATTCTACTGGTTATGCCCAATCTATAGGCATTCAAAGTAATTTAATGTTTTCAAGGTCTAATTCAGCATTAACTTCTAGAAGTTTTGACTTAATGGGAGCCGTAACAAATAGTAACTTTCCATTTTATGCAAACAGTATTGTTATGACAATTATTGAGGTAGCAAACTAATGAATGATATTTCTCAAGCATTATTAAACATTGTTCCAGGTGCACAATGGACTTTGCGAGGTGATACATATGACGATCTTGAATGGCATGATGACAAAATAGCAAAGCCAACAGAAACTGAAATAGCTAATGCAGTAGCAGATTTGCCAAACCAACAAGCAAAATTAGAAGCAGAAAAACAAGCACAAGAAGCAGCAAAGGCTTCTGCAATAGCTAAATTAGCTGCACTTGGTTTAACTGAAGACGAAGTAAAAGCGTTAGTAGGGTAATGTTTGGTATATCAACGTTCGCCCAAACAACCTATGCTGGACTAGCTGGGGGAAACCAATTTGTCTTTTCTATTACAGAAAACTTTACTTCTGCGGACAATAACTCACAAACTTGGGCGTTTTTACAGTCTATAACTGAACCCGCCACAATGGCGGATGTAATTAATAATAGCGGTAGTAACTTTTTTGGTAGTACAACAGAAATTATAACTTCTGGGGATTCCAGCGTCCAAGCGTCCACCTTTTTGCAATCCATAGCAGAAAACTTTAACCCTACCGATGCCCCTACAATAACAGCGCAATTTGTTGCAGCGCAAACAGAAAACTTTAAACCTGCTGATTCTAATATTCAATACTTTGCCGCTTTAGAAACCCGCTCTGAACCAATTGATTCAGTACAAGACTCAAGTACTCAATCTTCAGTATTTGGCCAAACCATAACTGAGACAATTACTTCTGGTAACACCCAAGCCATTACTGCCCAGTTTGCCTCTAGCATTACCGAGAACATCGCTAGTGCAGATATTATTGTAATAGCCGCTCAGTTTGCTTCGTCTATTACTGAAAATTTGAATCTGGCTGATGTAAGTACGATTGTTAATGCGTTCTTTTTAAGCATTATTGAAAACTTAAACCCCGCAGATACCATTACGATAATTCAAGTATTCACTGACAGGATTACCGAAAACTTAAATTCTGGGGATTCTATTTCTGTCCAAGCAGCTTTTTTGGCCGCCATTACGGAAAATGTTTTCTTGCTAGACTCGCTAATTGCCCGTGGTTGGATTAAAATCAACGATAATCAAAGCACTACTTGGAACGCTATTAACAATTCTGGGGGCGAAAGCTGGAACATAGTTAATAATGCACAAACTACGGACTGGAATCCAGTCGACAATTCGCAAGGATAAAATATGGCATCTACGTATACAACTAATCTAAAAATCCAAGAAATTGGTAACGGCGAACAATCGGGTGTTTGGGGGTCAACAACCAATACTAACTGGACTTTAATTGAACAAGCTGTGGCTGGTGTTCAGACAATTACAATGTCTAATGCTAACTACACACTGACCAATTTAAACGGTCTTTTAGACGAAGCTCGTAATATGGTGCTTGTTGTACAAGGCACAAATTCAGGGATTTACAAGGTTATTGCTCCACTAAATCAGTCAAAAATGTATGTTGTGTCTAACCAAACTTCTGGGGGATATGCAATTACTATAGGCGCTTCTACTGGCTCTTATATCACTATCCCTAATGGAGTAACAGCTCAAGTATATACAGATGGTACAAATTTTTATTCTGCCCAAACAGGATCTGCCGGTGATTTTAATGTAAACGGTACTTTGACCGCTACCGGTGTTACCGATACTGGGGCTTTATCGTGTCTATCATTAACTGTTTCCAGTGGGTTAGGTTCATACTTTGCAAGTTCTGTTACTGGTTCTATTTCTGGAACAACGCTAACTGTAACTGCAGTTGCTAGCGGGCAGTTGTTTGTTGGACAAACAATTTCAGGTGCTGGGATTACTTCTGGTACTACGATAACTGCATTTGGTACGGGTACTGGAGGATTAGGAACTTACACTGTAAGCACATCCCAAACGGTATCAAGCACAACTATTACAGGTGCTGCGGGTACAGTAGCTACTACGCCAACAGCGGGAGATAATACAACAAAAGTGGCTACTACTGCTTTTGTAACTACCGCTATTGCAGCTGCTGCTGTTATTACGGGGTCTATTGTTATGTGGCCGACAAGTTCCGCCCCATCTGGCTACTTAAACTGTGATGGCACTGCAGTTTCTCGTACTACTTATGCTGCCTTATTTGCAGTAGTAGGTACTACCTTTGGTGTAGGTGATGGTTCTACTACATTTAATGTACCAAACTATACAAACCGTATGCCTTATGGCACAACTATCGGTGCAACAGGCGGCTCTGCAACATCAACCATAGCCAAAGCCAACTTACCAGACTATAACCTAAACATAAACGACCCAGGCCATGCTCACGTTGAACAATATAATGGCGGTACATCTGGTGCTGGTAATGGTATTTCAGATAGTTCTGTTTCTGTAAGCCCAACAGCAAGTTCTGTAAGCACAGCAACGGCAACTACTGGAATTACGGTTGGTTTAGGTGGTTCTGGTACTCCATTAAGTACTATTTCTCCATACCTCGGTATTAATTTTATCATTAAGGCTTAAGGATAAATCATGGGTCAATTTACAATTACTGGCGATACAAGTGGTACTTTAACTTTAGCGGCTTCATCTGCTGCAGGTACACCAACAATTACTTTTCCAACAGTTTCTGGTAACGCTTTGGCTTCTACTGGAGTTACTGCATCCACAACAAATACTGTAACTAATAAGATTGCTGTCAATATTGGTGGCACAGTTTATTACTTATTGGCTTCTACATCAGGAACTTAATATGGCTACTACACTTAATGCTGGCACTACAACAAGTACCGCTCTTGCTATAACTACAGATACGTCTGGTGCAATGGTCATCCAGACTAGTGGCGCTAATGCAATATCAATTAGTGCTTCTCAAGCAGTTACTTTAGCCAATCCTCTTCCAGTAGGATCAGGTGGTACAGGACTTACATCACTAGGCACTGGAGTCGCTACAGCCTTGGGTCAAAACACTACAGGTACTGGTGGATTAGTTTCTGCAGCAAGTCCGACATTGACAGGAACTCCTTTAGCCCCAACTGCAACTTCTGGTACAAATACTACCCAAATAGCTACTACAGCGTTTGTTCAAACAGCCGCCACTTTAGCCGTCCCAACAGGCACAATTAATATGTGGGCAACAGGTAGTACCCCATCAGGATACTTACTTTGTGATGGCTCTGCCGTTTCTAGAACTACTTACGCAGCATTATTTTCAGCAATTGGCACTTATTTTGGTTCTGGTAATGGTTCAACTACCTTTAATTTACCAAACTTTACGGATAGATTCCCTGCCGGTGCAGGTTATACTATTGGGTTTGCAGCAACCGGTGGTAGCAAAGATGCGGTAGTTGTAAATCATACCCATACTGCAAATTCTTATGATGCTGGACATACCCATGTGGAGCAATTTAATGGTGGCACTTCTGGGGCTGGTAATGGTATTTCAGATAGTTCTGTTTCTGTAAGCCCAACAGCAAGCTCTGTAAGTACAGCAACTGGTTTTGCAAATATTTCTACATTTGTTGTTGCTACTGGTGTAAGTGGCACTAATGCAAACCTACCTCCATATCTTGGTCTTTATTTTATTATCAAAACATAATGAACGAAATCCTCAATCATCTTCTTACTGGTAAAGATAACCACTATGACTAATCAAACCTATATTGAAACCGCAAAAGAAGTAGCTGGTAAAGCTATTGGAAAACATGGCTTAATTTATATCACCATTATTGTTATTGTTGGTGTTGGCGCTTCAATCGTTCTAGAAGAATCCAAAATGGCTGCTGTCATGGGTTTATTAGGTGCTTCTTTAACAGCGTTAATTTCCATGCTAAACAATGTAGCTGGAGCTAATGATAAAGAAGAAAAGCCTGAGTTTGAAATTATGAAAGAGTTAATTGCTCGCTTAGATAGCATGGCTGATCGTGACCCTATGTCAGTAAACGTAGACGGTGAAAAGGTAACGGTTCGTAAAGGTAGTAACGAAACCCAAATAGGAAAATGATATGGAATGGCTTAAACAAATTGCACCTACTATTGCTACTTGCCTTGGTGGTCCTCTTGCTGGCTTGGCTGTATCAGCAGTATCAAAAGCCTTGGGAATAGATGAATCTCAAGTACAAGACACTATAGATAGTGGTAAATTAAATTCAGATCAGATAGCCTCTATCAAACAAGCTGAGATTGAACTACAAAAATCAGCTCAAGAACTAGGTTTAAATTTTGAGCAACTGGCTGTACAAGATCGTGCTTCTGCTCGTGATATGCAATCTCAGACTAAGTCTATTGTTCCACCTGTATTAGCGTTTGGTGTTACTTTAGGGTTCTTTGGTATTTTATTTGGTCTAATGACTGGCAAAGTAGATTCAACTAATCAAGCTTTAATGATTATGTTAGGAAGTCTTGGCACCGCTTGGGTGTCAATAATTAGTTTTTATTTTGGTTCTTCTGCTGGCTCTCAAGCAAAAGATAAATTAATCTATAACGCTACCCCTACTAAATAATGGATATGGTAGATGTTTTAGCTAAGATTTGGCCTATGGTTATAGGTTTTGTAGCTTTAGTCATTGCCTTGGCAAAGATGGATGTTCGCATCGGTGTACTAGAAGAAAAAGTTAAAAGTTTATTTGAGCTATGGAATAAAAAATGACATATGATCAACTGCAAGCGCTTGATATTGACGAAAAGTGGCTAGAGCCAATCAATGAGACTTTTCAAAAGTACGATATTTCTACCCCCGCAAGGCAGGCTTCTTTTATAGGACAGTGCCAACATGAATCTGATAATTTTAGAACTTTGGAAGAAAACCTTCATTACTCCGCTCCTCGACTTATGGCTGTTTGGCCCAGTAGATTTCCTAGTCTTGATGTGGCTGCGCAGTATGCAAACAACCCCGAAAAGCTAGCTAACAAAATATATTCTGGGCGCATGGGTAATGGCGATGAGGAGTCTGGTGAGGGTTACGCTTACAGAGGAAGAGGTCTTATACAGATGACTGGCAAGGAGTCGTATGCAAACTGCGGATCTGGTCTGGGTGTGGATCTTGTTGGGAATCCTAATTGGTTGGTTGATCCTAAATATGCGGCTCTAAGCGCTGGTTGGTTCTGGAACAAAAAAGGACTAAACAGCTTGGCAGACGTGCAAGATTACGAGACAATGACTAAAAGAATTAATGGGGGCTTAAATGGTTTAGATGACCGCAAAGCCAAAATTGCGAAAGCACTATCCGTATTAGGGTAATCCCGTATGCCATTACAGAAACTACAATTTAGACCTGGTCTTAACCGAGAAGGCACTATCTACTCTAATGAGGGTGGCTGGTATGACGGAGATAAGGTGCGGTTTCGTTCTGGACTTGCTGAAAAAATAGGTGGCTGGACGCAGTTTTCCCCCAACGTATTTATTGGTATTTGTCGTTCTATTTGGGTATGGTCAGATGGTGATGCGGGCGTTGGCAACCTTTATACTGGGCTTGGAACCAATATTAAATACTATATCTATTCTGCTGGTATTTATAACGATATTACTCCAATTATTCAAACTGATACACTTACAAATCCGTTTCAAACTACTCTTGATTCGACCACCGTTACAGTAACAGACCCATCTTATAACCCTAATATCGGGGACTATGTAATATTTTCTGGGGGTTCTATAGTAGGCGGGCTTACTATTACTGGTGAATATGTAGTAACAGCGATTACCGGTGTATCAAGTTATACAATTCAATCTATAAACCCAGCTACATCTACAGCTACCGGTGGTGGAACTGTTACAGTTCAATACGAATATCCAAAAGGGGCAGAAATTTTTAGCGTTGGTACTGGTTGGGGCGCAGGTCCTTGGTCTCCTACCAATTTGGTTACATTGCCTAACAATCCGTTTACAACAACGGCTGGTAGTAATGTAGTTATAGTTAATCAACCTAATCATGGATTAACTACTGGGCAATATGTTGCGTTTACTAATGTATCTACATTGGTTACGCCTAATATAACCTATGGTTTTACACCAAGTACCTATAGTATTTCAGCCCCTAGGGGTATGAGTATGAATGCTTTAATATTTGATACTGTGCCAAATAACTATTTAAATGGCACGTTCCAAATTACTTATGTAGATGCAAACACATATACCATTACTATGCAAAAAACAGCTATTACCGGAATTGTCGGTGGTGGAACTAATGTAATTGTATATCCGCAGTATGGTACTCGTGGTTGGGGCGATGCATACGTTACTGGTATTGGATCACAACTAAGGCTTTGGTCTAGCGATAACTATGGTGCAGATCTTGTTATTGCTCCACGTGGCGGCGGTATTTTTTACTGGTCAGATGCTGGAACAGTAGCTCAGAGAGCCAAACCACTATCTACTGTTGCTAATTCAACTACTGCGGTCACTGATGCATCTACATTTGGCTCTGGCGCAACATCTATTACTGTTACTTCAGCTAATGCGCCATATATTTACCCGTACATGGTTATTACTGGTACTGGAATCCCGACTGGCACTAAAGTTGCTTCTAATTATATTACTGGCGCTACAACAGTACCAATTACTACTACTACTACTAGTTCTAGCTCTAACAACTATAACTTTTCTTATGCTGGCGCATATGTGCCAATTGATACGTATCAAGTAATTACTTCGGAAGTTCAAGAATTTGTTATTGCTTTTGGCGCTAATAACTATGTGCCTGGAAATGCAAATTCACCGTTTAACCCAATGTTAGTACGTTGGTCAGATCAAGCTAATCAATTTCAATGGGTACCAGAACTAACTAACCAGTCAGGCGAATATACCCTAACTAACGGCTCTTTCATTATGGGCGCACGAGCAACCCGCCAAGAAATTTTGGTATGGACTGATTCAGCTATTTATTCTATGCAGTATATTGGCGCTCCTTATGTTTGGGGCTTCCAAATCTTGATGGATAACATTTCTATCATGTCGCCTAATTGCATGATTACGGTCAATAACATAACGTACTGGATGGGTAAAGACCGCTTTTATATGTATGACGGATCAGTAAAAACCTTACCTTGTTCATTAAAACAATACATCTTTGAAGACATTAATCAAGACCAAGCCTACCAAGTATTTGCAGGGGCTAATGAAGGATTTAATGAAATTTGGTGGTTCTATTGTTCTGTTGATGGTAATGGCGGTACCCGTGCAAACCCTAATAATGCGGTAGATAAATACGTCATTTATAACTATTTAGATCAAGTTTGGTACTACGGCACTATGGCTAGAACGGCTTGGTTGCAAACTGGTACGCAACCTTATCCTATTGCTGCTGACTATAATAACCGTCTTTTAAACCATGAAAATGGTAATGATGATCTGTCTACCGCAGTTACTTTGCCTATAGACGCATACATTCAGTCTTCTGATTTTGATATTGGTGATGGACAGCAGTTTGGTTTTGTATGGCGTATGTTGCCAGACGTAAATTTTAATAGCTCTACTACTAATCAGCCTTCAATAACAATGCAATTGCTGCCACGCCAAAACTCAGGTAGTGTCTACAATACATCCGTTGATAATCTACAAGTTCAAAGTCCACAAAACTTTACTAACATCCCAGCGTACACAGTCAATCAATTTACTGGTCAGGTATATACCCGTGTGCGGGGGCGTCAAATGGCTATTCGGATTGAGTCTACTGGCACTGGAGTAGCTTGGCAGTTGGGCGCTCCTCGTATAGATATTAGACCTGATGGACGCAGATAATGACTATTCCAGATTATCAATCCTATAACGGCACTCCATTAAATCCAGCGCCGCCAAACTTACAAAATGCGCCACAAAGCTATAGTGCCGAGTTTGAAAACCGTTTACTAAACCAATTACGTTTGTACTTTAACCAGCTAAATAACTATACACAGGCTACAGCAGCCCCAGATTACGGCAAAACAACCCAAAGACCTACTGCTAATCAACAAATTGGTCAGTTTTACTTTGATACAACTCTTGGGTATCCTATATGGTGGAACGGTACTAAATGGGTAAACTATAATGGCACAGTAGTATGAACAAACTTTTATATACCCCCCATAAACGCATAGAGTCTTTAATGCCTCAGCTGCGGGCTGCTCCCCAAGTAGACTGTATTGAAAAACATCATTTTGGCCCAGGGATATATGTAAAAGAAGTCACAATGCCCGCTGGCTCTGTGATTGTAGGGAAACCCCATAAAGTAGAACATTTATGCGTCATGCTACAAGGACGTATGAAATTAGTAAAAGAAGACGGTGAAGTTATAGAAGTTAGCGCCCCTGCTACATTTGTAGGTAAACCTGGGCGTAAAATAGCTTATATCATTGAAACAGTAGTATTTCAGAATATTTATGCAACCGATGAAACTGATGTAGAAAAGTTAGAACTGATGTTTATCGAGACTCCAGCATTGGAAGGAAACTAATATGGCATTCGTTGACGCAGCTTTAGCAGTTGGTACATTTGTAGGAGCTGATGCTCTTGGCGCTGGTGCAGCTACTTTAATTGGTGGTGGACTTATGGGCGCTGGCGCAGGTGCTCTTTTTGGTGGACTTACTGGTGGCAACATTGGGCAAGACGCATTAAAAGGCGCTGGGATTGGGGCTTTAGGTGCTGGGGCTGCTTCTGCTATGGGTGCTGGCGCCGCTAGTGCCGCTGAACCTCTTGCCGCTGCTGGTCCTGCCGCTACTACTTATTCAACTGCTATGGGTGAAATGGCTACCGCACCTTCAGCTACTAGTGCTTTTAGTCCATATGCTCAAGCTTTAGGTTCTTCTGCGGAAACAACCGCAGCAAATGCTGGTGAGTATATGAATGCTATTGGTCAAGCTGGTAATGCTCCTATTGTTTCTGACGCTGCATCTGCGGCTCTTAATGCTGGTTCTGGCTCATCATTAGGGTCTGGTTTTAGTCAAGCTTTAAGTTGGATGGGGCAACATCCTGGAATTACTGCAGCTGGGGGGCTTTTAGGTATTTCAGCTTTAGGTGGTACTAAACCAACTACATTCCAAACTCCAGGCCAAACAACAATGAATACTGGGTACTTTAAATTAGACCCTTCAAAGTTTCAACCTACTAGAATGCAGCCTACAACCCCATTAGGTGGTTTTAAACCAACTTATCCTGATTATGTTGCTAACCCTTATCAACCTACTCAAGGTTACGCACAAGGTGGAATTGCTAGTTTTAGTGCTGGTGGTGATGCAATGAGTAAGTACAGAGACTACCAGGATACTGCTCAAATGCTTAATAGCTACGAGTCTATGTTAACTGGACAACCAGCAATGGGCAGTTCTTATGCGCAACAACCTGTGCCAAGTTATATAAGTAATCCAACTATACCAGCTGATAATCAATTAATTGATGCAAATACTAAAGGTATGTCTCCTTATGATGCAGCTAAATATCGCTTAGCGCAATCGTACGCAAGTGCGGGAGCACCAACTAATGCTGGTATTGGGCTTGCAAATAGAGCTAATCCTTCTTATGGACAAGTAAATACAGACCCTGCTATGGTTCAAGCAGCTATGGCAGCTCAGCAACAACAAGTACAAGGCGCTGCGCAAGGCGGTATTATGGGTTATGCAGGTGGTGGACAAACAGAATATAGCTTAGGAGGCTACGCAGATGGTGGTAACCCCCGTTTACTTAAAGGTCCTGGCGACGGCATGTCTGATAATATTCCTGCCACTATTGCTGGTAGGCAGCCTGCTCGTTTGGCTGATGGAGAATTTGTTGTTCCTGCGGATGTGGTTTCTCATCTCGGTAATGGTTCTACTGACGCTGGTGCTAAAAAGTTACATAGCATGATGGATAAAGTACGGATGTCTCGTACAGGTAAAAAGAAACAAGCACCACAAGTAAAAACGGATAAATTTATTCCAACATGAGTTTAGAGATTAGAAAGGTAAGCATTGAAAATATTGCGCAAATCTTTCCGTCAGTTAAAAGTTATATTGAACAAGGTTTAAAACGCTCAGACGATTGTACGATTGATCAAGTAAAACTTTATTTGATGAACGGGTCTTGGGAATTGTTAGTTGTAGTAGATGAAAAGAATGCAATTAATGGTTGTTATGTTTTATCGCTAGTGAATTCTCCTAATGATAGAACTGCTATGATTGTATCGGCGGCTGGAAAAGGGTTAGCTGGTCAAGAAATATTTGACCAAGTTTGTATGTATGTAAAAGGATTAGGAGCTACTAGGATACAAGCATTAGCTAGTGAATCAGCAGCTCGCTTGTATAAACGTGTTGGCTTAACTGAAAAAGCAATTTTGGTGGAGAAAAAATTATGGGTGGAATAGTAAATTCAATTTTTGGCGGTGGGGGCGGTGGCGGTGGCGGCTCTCAACAAGCTGCACCCCAACAAACTAGTAGCAACGTATATCAAACAAATATACCTGATTATGCACAGCCTTATGTGCAGAACATGCTCAATGCTACTCAAGCTCAATTATTTAATACTGATTCTAGTGGCAACATAACAGGGTTTAATCAATACCAGCCATACACTGGTATGACTCAAGATCAATTAACTGCAGCGCAATCTGCTGTAGCTGGGTTTTCACCGCTCCAACAACAAGCTCAATCTTCCGCCGCTAACTTACAAGTGCCTGGTCAATATGGCGCTGCTACTGGTCAAACTATGCGCGGTATTATGGGGGCTAACCAGATAGGTAGACAAATGCAAGGTCTTGCTGCGTCTGCTACTCCGCAAGATTTTCAAAATCAAGTAGGTGGTTATATGAACCCCTACATTCAACAATCTTTAGCCCCACAATTACAACTAGCTAACCAACAATATGGTATGGCTGGACAACAGATGGCTGGTCAAGCTACTGGTGCTGGTGCTTTTGGTGGGTCTCGTAATGCGTTGCAACAAAGTTTAAATCAACAGAATCAAATGTTGGCGCAAAACCAATTAATTAGCCAAGGCTATAACACCGCATTTACTGCAGCGCAAAACCAGTATAACCAAAGCGGTGCGTTCCAATTACAAGGTTTACAAGGTGCGCTTGGCGCACAGCAACAAGGTATGGCTGGTGCAGCTCAGTTAGGTAGTTTAGGTCAAGCTCAGCTTGCAGCACAACAAGGCATTCTTGGTACACAAAACCAATTGGGTGCGCAACAACAGGCTAATGCTCAACAAGTTATTAACCAAGGTATTCAGAACTACGCTACTGCACAGCAGTATCCACTCATGCAGTTGGGTACTATGTCTAATATGTTGCGTGGTCTACCATTGCAATCATCTACTACTCAATCTTATCAAGCTGCGCCTAGCGCATTAACCCAAGCTGTGGGCGCTGCAGGTACTGGTGCTATGTTGGGTTCTATGTATGCTGCTAAAGGCGGACTACTTAAAACTAAAAAAATGGCAGCTGGTGGTATAGCTAGCTATGGCGCTGGCGATATTGTTGAAAGCACTGAGTCTGATTTAGAACAAATGCCTAGTAATGCTTTAAATAAAGAACTGGCTTCAACTACAAGCGACTTAGTTAAATCTAAAATCCGTGGCATCTTACAAGCTCGTGCTGGCGCACAATATGCGGGCGGTGGCATTATTGCATTTGCTGATGGTAATGATGGTCAAGCTATTAGTGCTGACCCAGCTATGGTTCGTCAAGCTTATGTTGATGCTGCTAATTTACAAGCTGCACAAAACCCTCCTTCAGATACCCCTGTTGCTCCAACTAATACTTCTAGATTTAGCCAAATGGGTCCTCAGACTTCTAGATTTAGTCCGCAAGGTATTACTGCAGCAGCACCTACTGATCCCAATGCGCCAGTTTTAGCTGGTCGTGGTGTTCCAGTACAACCAACTATTAGTCCTCGTATGCAAGCTGCTTTGGCTGATCAAGCTAGAACGCAGCAAGTTCAAACTCCTCCTGCAGCTTCTGGGTCACTTGGGCTAACTCCTAATGAGTCAGTAGTTCAACCTAACGCTGCCCCTGCTCCAGTTGCTGCTGCCCCAGCTGGTGTTAAAGCCGCTCCTAGCCCAGAACAAACAGTTACTGCGGTTCAAAAACAAGCTACTAACCAAACTATTGCAAGAGCTACTGATCCTACTTCAACCAGTTGGATGGACTTATTATTACCAAAAGACAAAAGCGAAACTATTAAACAGTACTTAGCTGAAAAAGAAAAGTATGTTGGTCCTGATACTTCTGAAGCAAATAAAGCGTCTTTAGAAGCTCGTAAAGAGCGTGAGCAAAAGTCCTATGACCAAATGGATAAATTAGTCAAAGCACAGATGTTTGCAAAAATGGGTACAACTCCTGGTTCATTATTAACTGCTGCTTTAACTGGGTTTCAAGCTGGCGTACCAGCTTTAGTTTCTAACATTCAAAAACGCGATGAAATTATGAATCAGATTGATGATTCTATTATGAACATTGATAAAGCTAAGCGTTTAGAACGTGCTGGTAATTTTGATGAATCTTATAAGTTTGCAGATAAAGGCATAGATCAATCCATCCAAGCTCATAAAGCATTATGGGAACACATGGATAAACAAGCTGAAGTTAGTGCTAAATTTGCGCAAACTGGTTTAGATAAAAGTATCTTGCAGTATCAAAAAGCTCAAGGTCAGTACCAAACCGAAGTAGAAAAAATAGCTACTGAAAAACAAAAAGATACTCAGTATGGTATGGATAAACGCATGCAAGAGATGTATGCTACTCGCCTTAAACAAAATCCTAACGATACAGAAGCAAAAACTAAATACGATGAAATTTCTAGAAGAATAGCACCTAAAGAAACTGATTGGAATAATCGTATAAATGAAATTCGTGAGTATAGAGATAGGTTTGATACAGGCAGAGTTCCTCCAAAACAAGGAATTACTCAAGCTGCGCCTCAACAAAATATGCCGTTGTATGCATCTAATGGAAAAGATCGTATAGTATCTAATGATGGTGGTAGAACATGGCAACCTGTCGGAGTTAAATAATGGCACTTCCTGCTGGATTTGAACTTGAAAAGCCGCAATTACCAGAAGGATTTAAGCTTGAAGATCAGCCTAAACCTGATGCTCTGGGTAGATTTGTAGCTGACCAAACCGCACCGCAAGAAGGTCCTGTTCAAGTAGGCGAGAATGCGCCTGACTTTACCCGTGGTTTAACTAATGAATTAGGTAGTCTCCAAAATGTATATGGCGGGGCTAAAGTATTAGCAGGTAAAGTTCTTGGCAGTCAAAGCTTAATGCAATCTGGTTTAGAAAGCATGAAAGCTGGAGAAGCTAAAACTGAGGTTAAACCCACTGATGATTTAACAGATGCTTTTAAAAAAGGTATTGGTTCTGTAGTTGGTGATTGGTTGCCATATCAAATAGGTTCTGGCGTTGGTAATATTCTTGAGACCCTTGGTTTTATGGGTATTGGAGCTGGTGTCGGTGCTTTAACTGGAGCAGGTGCTGGAGCATTACCTGGCGCTGTAGCAGGTGCAGTAGAAAAATCACTAGTTAAAAAAGGTGTTCAGTTAGCCGCAGAAAATGTTTTAAAAGAAACATTAGCTAAAGAATTAGCCGCTGGGACTGAAAAAGCCGCAGCAAAAGAAGTAGCAAAAACTGCTGCTGAGAAATATGTAGCTGAACATGCAATAGATATGTTAGCTCAAATTGATGCTAAAGCCGCTGCTCAATCTGCTGCAAGAAATATTGGTGGTAATTTAGGTATTGTTAGCCAAGCTGGTTTGCACGGCGCAGGTGAAGTTACTGGGCAAGCTGTCCAACAAGCTGAAGCTGAAGGTCGTGCCCCTACTGATATTAATATGACCCGCGTAGTACCTGCTGCATTGGTACACGGCGTAGCAGATTTCTTTGCAGAAAAGATTGGTTTACATGCTTTAGATGGTATGGCGTTAAATTCGTCTGGCAAAATGGTTCAAGATATTGCTAAAGCAATTGCACTGACTGGTACTAAAGAAGTTGTTCCAGAAACAATCCAAGAAATTGCTCAGCGCTATGGCGCTAATATGTCTCTTACCGATGCAGATGCGCTAAAAGATTATTTAAACACAGTTGGTGCTTCATATGCTATGTCAGTTGTTCCAGCTGGCATTGGTGGTGTTCGTGCTAATTTGGCCCATAGAGCGGCTGAAATACCAGATCAAACAAATACTTTACAAGACTCTTTAGCAACTAAAGTAGCTACAGCCCCTGGTTTATTAGATGCAAATGGTAAACCGATTGTTGCTCCAGACCAAACTGAAACAACTTTGTCAGCTGCTCCACCTCAAGAATCTATTTATGATGTGCCTAAAAAAGAAGCAGCTGACTATCTTGCAAAAATAGATTCTGGTGAAGTACAACCTAATGCTTCTATTCTTAAAAAACACTTAGCTGCTACTGGCGCTGAAATGCCTGAGACTGGAAAAGGTTTTAGAGATAGAGCTTTAGAAGCACTAAAAACTCATTTAGCACCGCAAGGAGAACAAAATGTCGGGACAACTAGCACTGTCAATGGAACAGATAGAAGTAGCGCTGAAGTACTTGGACAGCAAACAGATAGCACCGCCACCACAGGAACTACCACAGTTGGAGACCAAGGACTGGGAAGAGTTACACCACCTGCTAACGTGTCTCAAGCTGGAAAAGGAACAGAGCGTACTGCATTAAGCCAAACAGCTACAGATGAAGAGTTACGTGCAGCGCTTGAAAAAGACCAAGCACAAGCTGCCGCTACAGAAGCACAACGTCAAGCTGCACTGCAAGAAGTGGCTGGCAAAAATATTCCTCAGACTAAAACTGATGAACAAATACGTGATGAATATGAGCTAGCAAGACAGGCTCATACAGATACTCAAACTAAACTAAGCGCTAGCATTGATGAGTTAAATGCGCAGCGTGACGCATTAGTTAAAGAAGAAAATGCCCCTGGCAATGAAGATATTGACAATGGTGAAAAGATTGCCAAAATTGATGACCAGTTAACTAATCTAGAAAACCAACGCTTAGGTGCTATTCCTGCATGGGAAAATTTAGCAGCTGATGAAAAAGATACTTATTTAGGTAGCCTTAAAACTAATCCATCCGCTCAAGACTTTGACAATGCAGCTAAAGCACTAGCTTCTTATAAAGAACAGAAAAAAGGTTCTGGACTCAAACCAACTGAACAACGTGTAGTTAATGGATACGAAGATAGTCGTTCAGCTTATCAGCGCTCTTTGGGCATGGATTTACCAGCATGGGGTCAATTATCACCAGCTGCGCAAGCTGCATACACTAGTAACGTAAAAAATAATACAGTTGCTGAGCAAGATGTTGGCTTTAATGCCGTAGCTGACCAGTTAGAAAAAGAAGGTAGAAGCATAAGAGGTGTATCTCGTGCTGGCATGGAGACCCTCAAACTTAAAGGTACTGAGCAAGAGGCGCAAGCTAAAGCGCAAGAGCGCACTGCCAAAGAAAGAGTTGCAGCTAGTGAAGCTGTTGGCAAAGGCAAGCCTGTAGCCCAAGATGTTAAGATTGCTCTTGAGAATAATGACATCAATGGTGCGCTTCAAGTTCTGATTGATACTGGAGAAGGTCTAAAGATTGGCCCACAAGAAGGCGAGACTGGCGCAATTAAACAGTTAGCTCAACGCCAATCTATCCTAACTAAATTTGTAAATCGGTTCTTAGCTCGTTCCTTAAGTGGTGTTAAGTTTAACTCTACAGTTGTTACTGACCAGAACAATGAAGTTATCCAGCGCTTAGAGAAACAAGGCAAGCTGGCAGAGTATGACCCAAAAACAGATACATTCTATTTCACTAAGGATGGGTTTGATGAAGCTACCGTCTTGCATGAGATTGTTCACGCTGGCACTGTTAAGCTTATTAATCAGTTTTTAACTAACCCAGCTAGCATGGCTCCGTACCAACGTGAAGCTATGGAGCATCTCCAAAAGATATTTAATTTTGCTAAGAATCGTCTGGGTAAAAAGTATCCTAACGCATTTGAAAACTTGTATGAGTTTGTTAGCTATGCATTAACTGACTCTAAATTCCAAAACGAGCTAGCTAATACCCAAGTTCGTCCTCTAGCTAAATATACTGTGGGCGCAGTTAAAACTTTATGGGATAACCTAACTCAAGCGTTTGCCAAACTCTATAACTTAGTTACTGCAGGTCCTGTTCGCACACAAGTACGCCCAGAGTTATTTGATGCCATATCCAAAGGCTTAGCGCCGATGAATAAAGAAGGGCTTTACGAAGCTACTGAAGAAGGTATCACCACTACTGAAGTTGGTGAGATGGTGCCAGGTCGTGAAGCAGAAGTTAAAGAAAAGAAGCAAAAGTACAAACCAGGCAAAGTGTTTTTAGGGTTAGAGCCTGGGTTTGAAGGCAATCTATTGTTAGAAGTATCTGAAGCTTTTAGCGACATTTTAGATGCCCCGCAAAAAGGTATTGAGGTTGCGCCACTTGCAGTTAAAAAAGCTGAAACCAAAATGGATAACGGCAGTATTCTGCCTAGCAAAGACAAACCTGGAAGTATTACTAAAGAGCAACAGCCACGCAATATCAAGTACTTTAAAGACCTATTGTTTACCCGCCAAGGCTGGAGACGAATTGCCACTGCTGTACAAAATGATCGCTATGAAGTTAAGCACTGGCAGGATATGCGCGATTTGGCTGGTCAGATTTACTATGAAGGCAAAGACAAAATCAATAACGTCTATGGTCAGTTAGCTCGTGCTCCTGCACAAGGCATGAATTTATACCGCTCTTTAATTGAAGGAACGTATGAGAAGCTAGATAAATCTATTTCTGACTTGTCTAAAGCAACTGGTTTTGATATTAAAGATACTTTAGAGCTACTGCATAACGTTGCGGTGGGTATGCACGACTATGAACGTCGCCTTGTTAAGTATTTAAAGATTGTGCCGCTATCTGAAAAGAAAAACTTAAAGTACAGCGGTCAGATGATTAGCGCTGCTGACTTCCGTAAGATGGCATTTGAAAAGCTAAACGACAATAAAACTACAGAAGCTGAAGCCCGTCAGTTGCGCCACGAGTTAGATGCTATTGTATTTACCAAAAACACTAAAGGTGAATTGCAGCCTAATACTAAATACGTAAGCGAACTTGGAGATAGCCCTCGTCAAGTAACAGATAAAGGTGGTGTTCGTAAAGGTGTTAACACTGAGCTTGATAACCCTATATATGACGTATCGTTGCTTACTTATAAAGAAGCCCAGCAACGTATGGATGAGTACCATAAATTTCAACATAAAGGATTAGTTGATACTGCGTTGCAACAAGTACGAGAGTTGCATCATACAACTACTGAGCTTAATAAGATGGCTAACTATTGGTCTCAGCCAGTAAGTAACCACGTAGCATTTTATGGGTGGGATAACTATGTACCTTTGGCTGGCTATCATAGCGAAGAAGATGAGGGTCTAAACCTTAACGGCAAACATATGGGTCGTGAGTTGCAAGATATGGCTCACTCATTTGAAGGTCGTGTATCTGAATCTAATAACACCATTTTGCAATCAATGACTGACGCTGTGCGTTCTGCTATGCGAGCAGGGCGTAAAGACTTAACCCAGTCTATTAAAAATGCATCTAAGTATGACAAAAAACTTAATCCTAACGGTACAGGCATACTGCCAACAGCCAAAGTATGGGGACGGATTACTTTTGAAGAGCGTCGCAATAAAGAAGTTGTTGACTCATTGCCACGTGAAAATACTATCTTTCACTATAACGAGGATGGCAGTATTGACATCATTGAGATTGCAGATAACAAATTAAGGGAATCAATTCGTCGTAGTTTTAAAGATACTAATCCGTTAGTTACTATGGCTAATAATATTACTAGCCGACTCGGTATGATGCATACCCGTTATAACTTTAACTTTGCACCTTTAAATTTTGTACGTGATGCATTGACTAATGCTTGGGCTATTGGCGCTGAACTAGGACCACTTCAATCAGCTAAATATATTGCTGATATTGCTACTAAAGTTACAACTCAAAATAGTCTTGGTAAGGCTTTAAAAGTTGCGGCTCTTTATGAAAGCAAAGACTATAACCAGATTAAAATATTAGCTGCTAAAGACCCAATCATCAAGGATATGTATGACTTTGTTGAGAAGGGTGGTATGGTGGACTATCTGCAAGGTTTATCATTAAAGTCTAATTTCCAAAGATTACACAAAGAACTTGGTCGTAGTGGCGTAATAAAAAATGTCACCCAGCTAAATAGATTTGTTGATATCTGGACAGACATGTTTGAATTGTCTAGCCGTTCTGCTGCATATGCTATCGCCAAACAAAATTTTAAATCACGCGGTTTAAGTGAAGAAGCAGCTACAACTAAAGCCGTTGAATATGCTAAAAACTTAGCCAACTTTGAACAAGTAGGTCAGTATGGTAAAGAGCTTGGCGCTGTATTTATGTTCTTCCGCCCATCTGCAACAGGTGCTGTTCGTGCAATTGAAGCAGTTGCTCCAGCATTCCAAAATGTAAAAAGCGCTTTAAGAGATTTACCGCCAGGCACTAGCGAAGAAGCTATAGCTACATTTAAAACTAACTTTGCAGAGCGCCAAAGAAATGCACGATACATGACTGCTGCTTTAATGGGTCTTGGCGCATTGGCATACACAATGTCTAGCATGATGGCTGGTGATGATGACTTGGGGCGTAATAGAGTAGCTAATGATGATCCTGCACAGTGGACACGTTTTGCTAGATTCTTTACTCCATTTAGTGATAACCCAATTCAATTGCCTTGGGGCTTTGGTCTAGGTTCATTTGCTGCGGCTGGCGCACAATTAGCAGCTGTAGGTAGCGGACACCAATCATTTGGTGGTGCTATGGGTAATATTTTGACTCAGATTTCATTGGATTCATTTGTTCCTATTCCAGTATCCCGTATGCCTATCCAAGATAATCCAGCGCTATGGATGCTAGACTCATTAACACCTAGCATGCTACGCCCTGCTATGGAGTTTGTAGTTAACAAAAATGGTTTAGGTCAAAGCATTTATAGCGATGCTAATCGCCGTATGGGTGATGCCTACTTAGGTGGTAATAATATCCCAGAAATTTACAAAACAATTGCACGTCAGTTGTTTGACTCTTCAGCAGGTGCTATTGACTTTTCACCTAATAGTATTTATTTCCTTGCCAATAGTTATATGGATGGCCCTGCACGTATTATAGAATCTACTACTAATGGTATGTATTTGGCATCGGGTCAAGCTGAAGAAAAAGATGCTATAGCAAGGATGAAAGGTACACCATTTATTGGCTCGTTTATTGGTTCTGTACCTAATGTGGATAGTCGTGAGTTCTCATCTATAGAAAATCAAATTAAAGACAAACAAAAAATTTACACACAGGCGCAATTAAATCCAGAAGTAGAAGCTAAATACGTAGATAAAAACCCATTAGACCCTGAGATTATTGATTACTATAACCATGTTGTTAATGGTAGGTTAAAAGAATTACGTTCTCAAGCTAATCAAATTAGACTAATGCAAGGTGTATCTCCAAAAGATAGAGCTTCAATGCTAAAAGAAATTAATAAAGAACAAAATCTTGTTAAGTATGATTTAGTACAACAATTTAAATCCTATGGTATGAAACCCTAGGCGGTACGCCAACAACGTACCCCTAGGTGACTGTCTTTAGTTGTAACGTACGACTTTACACGCACTCCAGCGCGCTTTGCGCCACAGTCTAAAGAGTAAATTAACTCCGCTGGGCGAAGGGTAGGGATAAAAAAACTCTCCCCAACCTCCATGCCTTCAAACGGTAGCAGCCATTCTGGTTCAATGATCTGCGTGGGGTTTATCATCCGTGAACTCCATTGTATTTTTGAATAAATAAACGTTGGTAGCTTTGGTAGTAGTCGTTGCCTTCCAGCCAGTCTCCAAATGCTTCTTGGCGCCTTTGTCTATCATGTCGCCAGACTCTATCATCGACTTCTCAAACTCTCGTGGAGAAATCTTTTTCTTCTGCAAGTATTCTTTGAACGCTTCTTTAGATATGCGAGTAGGTTCATCGGTAGCAACCCTTGCAACTAACTTGCCACGTGGTTCATCAATCACCTTGCTATCCTTGATACGTAGGATGTTACCCATATTCTCGTAGATAAAGTCATTAAGAACAGCAGAGTAGTCAGTACTATTAACTTTGACCACATTAAGCTTGATGTTGATAAGCTCATGGATTACCTTGCGATAAATACGTTCTAAGTCATACTTCACAATACCTGCATCGTTCAGAATCTCCCCTGCCGTAAACACAGCTGCTACAAAGTTTTGGTGGAAGCGGTAAGCTGAATCGCCACCTGTGTCAGTTAAATATCTATTAATCCAATGACCAATCCGCATTTGGATATGAGCATCGCCAATCTGATAGACCTGCTGGATAAACATCGGTCCTGCATGACCATAGTTATGTTTGAACGCATCAAAGATATGAACACCTAGCTTTGCGCCCTCTGCCCCTTTTAAGTCCTCTGGTTGTTCAATCAAGAACTCAATCAGACGAGCTACTTCTCCGTCAGGGCTTCCCTTAAGAACCTCAAACTTGTTGTAAACAGATTCGTTGGTGGTTAACACCGCTATTAAAGATGCCATCATCTCGGTAACCCGTTCAGCATTGACTGATGCTTGCATACGAATCTTGGCTTTACCGTTAGATACGTTATGAACTAACTGAGATAGTGGCTTAGGGTCTTTATTGCCAACCTCGTCAACTCCAAACATCAAGTTCTTAAGACCAAGCATACGACCAGTCAAACCGTTGTCCGTACTTTCAAATACGCTTAGCGCATCGGGGTCACCAAAAGCACTAATGCCAGCATACATAGCACCAGTCTTAGCGCTACCTGATCTACCCAACAAAGATATTACAACACCAGGTGTAGACATATAGGACATGAGTGTGGTTCCAAAACCAGCCATGCAGACCATAGCATGCAACTCAAACCCAAGACGGTTTAATTCATTAGCAGACTCTTGCCAACGTTCAAAAGTTCCAACTGTTTTAAAGTGTTTAGATACTCCACGAATGTAGGGCGAGATAGGTGCTTCAACTAATTGTCCGTCGTGGGTAATCTCTTTATCGCCTACAACAAAACTACGTTTATTCCATTCTTCAGAGTTCTTAGACTCTGTCCAACCTAACTGCATACGCATCTGTTGCGCTTTACTCATGAGAATCATATATTTGCTCCATGTGACAATGTATTCTTGTATGTGATTGATGTGCTTCGGACTATAAATAACTTGGTGAAATGACAGCGTCTTCTTAAATTCTTCTAACGCATATACAGACTTCATAGGTAGTAAAAACTCTTTAAGACCATCATTAGGAAGAATCAAATGCATAGTCAAGCACTCACCATCTAGAGGACTAAATAGTCTGCGTGTGGGGTATAACAGTTGTGCAAGAATTTCAAATGGGTCTTCGTAATGAACCTGCCCCTTCTTATCAGCTTTCGGTAAAGGTACAAAATAAACACCACCACTAGCGCCTATTACATAGGGGGTTGGTAATTTTGGAATTTTTTGGGTATTCGATGTCTCCCGAACTGATTCCTTTTCATCGGTTTGTATTCCGAGGGCGGCGTTAATGTCGCTGGCGGATTGTTCTCCTGCTGGGGTGATGATAATTTCGTCGGTTGCTTCCTTAATAACTTTTCCCAAAACGATTGGGGTTTTAATTTTTCCACGGTGTTTGCATCCTTTGCATCTGTCAGGGTAGTTATCTTCAAACCATTCGCATGTGCGAGGGGCTGGAAAGTCTTTAGCTTTCTTCTCTGTTTCTTCGTATGAATAAGTGGGATAGTCTTCTGATATTAGATGTATGGCTTTTGCACCATCAGTACAGAACTTAGCTATAGATAGACCAGCATGCCATAGTGGCTCTTCTAGCGTTGCAGCTTCAACTAATATGTGCTCAATCTGCGCACAGCCATCACCAGCAAGTGTACGTTCCGCAATCTTTTGAAAGCTCCACTCGTAGTCATCTATCTTTTTCATAGCTAGCGCATCTTCGTCCAAGCCTTTGCGTACATTAGCAAATGGGTCTACGGTCTTAGCTTGTTCAACAACTTCAAAAGAATCTAAGAATGCTTTAAACTCATCCCAGTCATAGCTAGAAATCTCATCACCAATAACTGATGTAGGTTCTGGGGGATTAAACTTATGATTGAATGTGTCAGGGCAACGCATGATCCTAGCTGGATCAGCCATCACCATTGGATCAGCGCCTATCCTTGCTAATGCAAATGTCTTGAACTTCTGTGCATAGGGAAGGTACTCTTCAATTGGGATATCCCTATCCATAATCCAATAGGCATGCAGACCACCGCCAGAATCAATACACACAGGATCAGGCAGACCTGTTTCACCAAGGAATTTCCATAAGGCTGTTTGCGCCTCGCCTTTGTCACCATAAGCTTTACCCTCTCCAACATCGAGATCAACAAAGAACGACTTATAAAAGATGCAGTTCTCCGCTTTACGGCTAAACCCATCAAACGACCCAGGTGCTACAAATACATTTAACTGCTGACTTTTTAACTTCTCGACTAATTTAAATACATCTTCAAGTGTTTCTGCAAAGCGGTTGACTGTTTTCTTTGTTGTTTGTTCTATACCACTTACACAATAAACACCCTGCGATGGCAATGCTTTCTCATAGAATTGTTTTAACATATGCGCAGAGTCTAAAAAGGCGGATTACTCCGCCTTGGTTAATTCATGGGGTTTCCCCCGCCCTTTAAATCTTTTGACCGATCATGTCCTCTATATAAGCCTTAGCTTGGGCGGTGCTCTTAGCTGGCAATACGCCATCGTCTAAGTCCTTCTCTACTAAAGATGTAAATGCAGCAATCAATCGGCGCTTCTTATCACGGATAGGATTGCCACGGAACCAGCTATGAACCGACATCCGAGTTACTTCTAGTGCGACAGCAACGTACTTTGCGGGGAGGTTCGCTCTCACACAAGCCTTTGCCAACTGCACCCCTGTAGTATCAAATGGGCGCAGTCCACCTAACTCTTTAATAAATTCTTTGCTATACGTCCGTGGCATTTTTATCCTTACTTCTTAGACCATTTTTTAACAATATCCGATACGTCGGACGCTTTTTCACCAGCGGAAGCTTTTGATTCACGCTTGACTGGTTCTGCAACTTCTGGCTCTGCAACCTCTGGAGCTTCACCAGCGCTATCTGTTTGATAGACATTTAACTTAATGGCTTGTTCAGCCGTTGGGCTTTTAGCTTGACGAGCAATAATTTCTAAATCGCTATCAGACACAGCACCAACTGGAGAGAACAATACTTTTGGCGTAGGAGATTTTGTATCGAAAGCCATCTTAGTAACAACGCGGCCCGCTGACACATTGTGTGACGCTAGGTGTTGAATGTACGGACGGAAAGGCCAACGACCATTATCTTCTTTGCCAAAAGACGAAGTAGCGGGTAGAACTAACTGCATAACATCACCTGCTGGGTCGTTCGGTAAAACGACTGCGGTGCGCCATGACAGTCTGCATTTTGCGCTTGTACCATTATCGCTAGAACCCTTCGCACTATTCGGACATGCCGAGCAACTGGATGCAACTGGATTTTTAACATCTTCATCAGGCTTGTTAGAGTCAGAAGACCAGCAAGCTGGAGATACCTTCTCACCTTCTTTGTAGCCCTTGTCATAAAACATACGTGAGGCATTGTGTGCCATCTTAACAATGATGACATTCATATAGCGGTCTTCAATAGCACCGATCTCTTTACCACCTGCATACTTACGGAAGACTCCGCCCTTAATAGAAATACGCTTATTGCCTTGGCGATTGCCACCAGCAACGGCTAATGTATCTTCATCTAATCCGCCAACCGTAGCCAACGCACCGAGGGCACTTAAATTAACTAATTCTGTACTCATTTAAAACTCCTTATTTAACTGTATTTAACTAATCTTGAGTGGGTTTATATACTACTGCGGTAAACTCTCTCATTACATTCACGCCAGGCGGCAAGCCATCACCTGCATGCTCAGCCATGAATTCTTTAAAGTTTGTTTGGTGTATGCGCCCTTCAAACAACTCAGGCATTTCCTTCTCCATAACAAACTTACGAAAGCTATCTCCATCAGATATGGTGTAGCGTTCATTTAACTTTTTAACCACTCGACCTTCTTTGGTTTTAATACTGGTTGCGTTTGTTTCGTTGCACACTGCAAGCATTTGCTGACCTAAAACTACCAAATCATTCTCAAATACTTTGTCTTGTACTTTCCACTCTGCAGCAATTCTTTCACGCTCTGCTCTTATTGTCAAGTAAGTTTTTACTAATTCATCTAAATTAACTTCAGTCATTGTTGTCATCTTCTATTCCTAACTCTTCTCTATACAGGTCAACCAGCTTCTCGTGGCTATCAACTTTAGACTGAAGCATCGCATACATCTTTCGTTCAATTTCTGAACCTTGCAAGTGTACGACAGTCATCTTGTTAACCTGACCAACACGGTCAATACGGGCTACGCACTGCAGATATGTTTCCACACTCATTACTGGAGACCAAAATACTACTGTGTCTGCGGCAGTTAGAGTCACACCATGCGATGCAGCTTGTGGTTGAATAATTAACACTCGTGGAAATTCTGAATTTTGAAACCGACTAATAATTTCCGATCGCTCTTTAGCGGCTACGCTTCCTCTAATAATTTCATTAGTGACTCCTTCTCCTTGTAAATGTTTAGCAACTAAATCAATAGTGTGACCGTAGGGAACAAAGATAATAACTTTATGTTCCGTCTCATCAAGCACTTCCATTAGGGCATTTAATCGTGGAGACACATCAAACTCCACAACTTCACGGGTATCTGTATAGACAGCCCCTCCCGAAATTTGTAACAATTTTGTTAACTTTGCCGCAGCGTTAACAGCGCTAATTTTTTCTCCTGCCGCTTCAATAAGCATCTGACTCTTGATGACTTGGTAATACTTATTAACTTGAACGCTAAGGGGTACTATGCGAGTCTGGTACATCACAGGCGGTAGGTCTAAGCATTGAGCCTTCTCAAAACGAATGGCTGGTTGTAGAGCGTTGTAAACATCTTGCCGTGCATTAGGCTTTGGTACATACTTAAAGCGGGTTACTTGGTGCATTACCTTATCTCGCCACGCAGTAAAATACTTAGGCACATTCCCAGGAGATACAAGCCTTGCAAGCCCAAACGCATCAAGCGGGGACTGCGAAGCGGGAGTGCCAGTAAGCATCCAAAGTTTTGTTGAGGGCTTCATTATTTTTGCTAGTGTTTTCCATCTTTTGGTCGTAACTGTTTTATAAGCGTTAGCTTCATCAATTACTATTAGGTCAAACCCTAGTTTACTTATTTCTTCTTTAACAATGTTCACACCATCATAGTTAATGATGACAAACTCATAGACTCCATTAAGAACTTTCTTGCGTTTATCTGCATCGCCATAAGCTACAGCTACGCTTCTGTGCATGGCAGTTTTAAAGATATCTGCTTGCCATGCTGAATACATAATAGATAGTGGGCAGATGATTAAAACGCGCTTAATCAAGCCTTGCGTCATTAGATAGTCGGCAGCCCATATAACCGATGAAGTCTTGCCTGTACCCGCTTCATTAAAGCAGAATGCGCGTTGTTGTAGTGAAAGGAATGAGGCAGTAGTTTCTTGGTGTTTGAATGGCGTGTACATTCCAGGCCAAGTGTAATCTCTTTGCATCGGTGAAGGAACTTTATCCCCATACACTTTGACCATGTGTTGCATCTCTTCGATGCCCCAATACACTAAAACTTCTGCGTGGTTGCCGTTGTCTTCTACGACTTCGCTTTTTTCTAGGTAGTCCGTAATCAGGTTGACTTCGTCTGATTTGATCCTAAATTTAACGGCTTGGTTATCAACTATTTCCACAACTATCCTCTAACTAAAATTTAACTGTGACCCCTTACGGGGGTTAGTCGGTCAAGCCTGTCGTGCAAAGGAGAAGTGCAAATGAACTTCATAACACCGCCTGACTGACATGGTTATAAGGGGAAGTCAATACCCTACCGCCCACTCATGCCTTACAGCGGTAACTTTACAATCCTACTTCTTTAACTTTACAATCCTACTTCTTTAACTTTACAATCTTGCTCAATTTTTTCTCTCCGCCCTTTTCTTTCTTGGACTTCTCAGAAACTAAATTGCCTTTTGAATCTCTTTTAAACGAGCGGTTACCGTGCGCGCTCTCAATAAACACACCAGCTTTATTTGAACCACCTTTGTCCAAAGCTTTAACGTGAGCCACATCTTTGCCTTCACGAATATCTGCTTTTTTATTTTTATCTTTGTCAGGATACATCTTATCAATCGCACGACGGGCGCGCTGTCTTTCCATTCGACGTTCATGTTCACCACGGGCTTTCTCTTGTTGGTATTCTTTAGCATAGGGTCTAGGTTTATTAACGTAAGGCATTATCTCTCCTTGTGAAACTCACAGGTTCTAACAGGACACCAGCCACATAGCGGTGTAGGATTTGGATTCCATACATCATTTTCGTAGGATATGTTTAATCTTTCAAGGTCTGTACTAAATTGATTCCACAACTTAGGAATCTGATCCCGTGTGTATTCTTCGTCTATGAAACTCTCGTGCATCACAAACAGTAGACCAGCTTTGATACGCTTGACTTCGGGAAAATGCTCAAAGGTCATCAGCGCCATCAGCTTTAACTGTTTAGGGTCAGGGTAACGATTAGACCCAGTCTTGTAGTCCACAATGAATGCTTGCTCACCATCCACAATCAGCAAATCCACGATGCCACGTACCCAGTAGCCCTTACCAAAAGCACATGCTTTTTTATTGGCATCTAGTCCCATTCTATGTTCGGGATATTTAATCCCAGGGATTTCCCTAAGTGAATCTAATACAGGCTGAAACCGCTTGTAGTTTTCAGCTAGGGGTTTACCCTCACCCACATAGTCTTCACAGGCTTTATGGACTTCCGTGCCATAGCGCATCTGTTCTGTTGGGTATTTAACAAAGTGCTTTAATACTTTAACTTCCTGATACTGCTTAGGACAGTTAACGTAGTCTTTGAGAGAGGAGAATGACCAAGTAAAGTTCATGTTTACATATTACAACAAATCGTCTTTGTTGTATCCCCTTTTGAACAACTCTTTGCGAATTTTTTTAAATGCACTAGCTTCTATATTGCGCACAGTCTGACGACTAACTCCCATAACTGATGCTATGTCTTCTTGAGTCATCATAGGTGATGGCTCATCATCAACTTCAATAAAACCTACAAAAGGGATAGGCTCTTTCATTTCATAGCCTTCTTTTTCATGCCAATAGCTTTGCGTAAATCATGACTATGAAGTTTTTTACCAACTGACTTTGGAACTTCGCCAGCAGCTTCAGCTACTTTTGCGGCGCGTTTGCGATTAGCAATCTCACCATCGGACAAAACAAATTCATGTTTAGCGCCCTTTGCTTTCTTACCTTCTTTAGCAATTAACTCATCATGTGAATATGACTTGTTTGGAGCTTTAACTATTTTGCCCGATTTTTCTTTGATGGCGGGGGCTTTTACCGTCAATTTTTTAGATGCCATACTAGACTCCTTTAAGGATGTTTGGGTTAATTGCCCCAATGTTTTCAAGGTTCCGATCAGGGTAATCGTTTTTTAATAATACATACTGCATACTAGCAATCCTAGCACTTCTTTTACAATCAGATTGTACTTGTATCCACGGACATTCTTTAGTGCTAGTCTTATCAAGCATCTGTATTTTTGCTTTGGTATATTCATCCCACATAGTTTGACTAGCAACATCTATCGGGCTGAGCTTGCCTTGCTTGAGCGGGTGCGTTTCACGTTCTTGGAAGCGACGGGCTTGCTCTTTTTTGCTGACGGAGTACCAGAACTTGATAATTTTAATTCCTCCTTCGACCCAGATTTTTTCAAGGACGGGCGTTTCTTTGAAGAACTGCTTGGTTTGGTTAACTGTGCAGAAACCCATGACAGGCTCGACTCCTGCTCGGTTGTACCATGACCTATCCCAGAACGTGATTTCTCCTGCTTTAGGAAACTCTTTGATGTAGCGTTGCCAGTACCACTCTTTCGCTTCTTGCTCTGTGGGCTTGGAGAGGGCAACGACTCTTGCGGTTCTTGGGTTGAGGTGTTCCATGAATCGCTTAATTGACCCACCTTTACCTGCGGCATCGCGCCCTTCAAAAATAATGATATGTTGTGTATTAGTTTCTTTAACATGGTTTTGCCATTTCAAAAGTTCTACTTGTAATAAATACTTTTTTGCCTCGTACTCCTTGAGACTAATCAAGTTCCGTGGTGATTCTTCTGACTGATCTATTGTACTCACGCTTTCCACTCCTCCATCTCACCATAATTCTTACCAAAGTGAGCTTCACAAGCTACTGGTAAACCCTTAGCCCATTCTGGTGGTGTTGACATGACCTCGACGATCCATGCACAAGCCTCATCTACTTCATCCTCGGGAACTACGCACACCGCCGCATCATGCACAGTTAGCACGGGTCGATAGCGCTCCGTTAATTTAATCATCTGCTGACCTACAATAATCCTAGCTAACGCTTGAACTACGTTCTCCACAACTGAACCGCCCCATAGAGACACGGGGCCTTTGCGTGACTTGTATTGGTATCCGCCTTTAGAGTCATCAGTGATCTGTAAGTCAGGGTAGCGGATGTATAGTCCGTTTGGCAGTTCAATCCCTTCTTTAGTAACCCGCACACACTTGTGTTTGCCATAGGCAAACGGCTTTTGTTTAGGTTGCCAATCAGCTAACCGCTTAAGAGCGTCGTCGCCTTCTCGCCATAGCTTAACAATCATATCGTTGGTGTCTCTGTATAGATTAACTATTTCCTTACACTTATCCTCTGTGAGGTCTGCGCCTGGCGGACTAGTCTTTAGTGTGTGCTGTAACTTTAACGCACCAGTCCCATAGCCCAATCCAAGGATGCAGGTTTTACCCACAAACCTTTCAACGGGGTCTTTTTTGGTAATGGTTCTTTCATAGATTTTCGACGCAAAGACGGAATAAACATCATTCCCTTTGGCGAAGTCTTTGACCAAATCTTCCTGACCCGAAAGCCATGCGAGTACTCTTGCTTCAATCTGAGACGAGTCGCAGTTGATAACCATATATCCCTCGGGGGCAACCACCGCATTCTTAAGAGCCTTTTTCTTCTTGTCTCGACTCGGTAGGTTTTGGAAATTAACCTTATCCGACCCTGCCCAACGACCCGTATGCGCCCCGTAATATTTAAGCGGGATAGGTAATCTACCTTTGTTGCGTGAACCGACATCTATGAACCTTTCTATTCTTGACTCTTCAATGGTTGATTTAGTCCCCAGTCGCACGGCAGCGAGTTGTTGGATGATAGGGTCTTCGTGTTCTGTTAGCGCTATGAACCCTTCGTCATTTTTTGCCAGCGCAAAGGTCTGCTTGCCAGTTGTCTTGCTCTCCTTCATCGGTGGCTCGACTCCAAACTCCTTTAGCACGGCAGCGAATTGTTTATTACTAGCTAACTTCTTGCGTACTTGCTCTTCGTTCTCACATTGCAAGGTAGCTTTGAGTGTCCCTAATAACTGTAATTTCTCATGCTTAAGTTCCTCTAGTCGGTCATTGAGTAGCGCATCGTCAACCTCTAGGATTGGATTGATAAACATTTTTAAAGTCATATCTATCAAAAGCAATTCATCAGGTGGAAACGCACTCGACAATACTTGGAAGAGCTTAAAAGTTAACTCCACATCGTTGATGCAGTATGAACCGTAGGCTGTGAGTTCGGCTGAAGTGAAACCAGTTATTTGCTTACCTTCTGCCAACACAACCTCGTGACCCTTGACACCTAGCTTATAACGCTCGGCAAGATAGGATAAAGAACCCCCGACATCTACCCCATTCGTAGCCCGACCCATGCACAATGTATCAAGATAAAAAGATGGCTTGATACCAAACTTCCACGCAAGAATAGAGCCGTCAAATAAAGTATTGTGGCAAAGCAAAGCAGAATCTTTCCACGGGAGTGTGGAAAGGTATTTTTGGATGTCGAGGTGTGAACCAGAAAACCATTCAGTCACACCTTCACCTACCTTGACACCAACACCGATTACTTCAAAGCGCTTGTCTCTGATGTATTCCTCAGTCGTCTGATGCTTAAAACCAAGCTTGATCTTGGAGTCGTAGTAGGTTTCAAAATCCAAAACTATTAAGTTCATTTGTACGATTCCCCACGAACCACTAAACTAATTACTCTTTGGCTTACACCAAATTCTTTTGCTAACGGCACTTGATATTCTCCTTTGGTATAGCGTTTGCGTATTTGAATTACTTGTTTAGCTGATAGTTTCGCATTGACATGATTAGCCCCTTTAGGTTGCGCTTTACGCTTTTTGGTATAAGCGTCTTTCATATTGTCTGAAAAATTACCTATAAAGAAATGGCTAGGGTTACAGCATTTGCGGTTGTCACACTTATGCAAAACATACCCTTTTTCCGTTGTATGTTTTGGTGCACTAGGATCAGATATGAGTCCACTTAACCACGCAGAAATGCGGTGTGAGACATATATTTTCCCATCCCACGCTACATTACCATACCCGACACTATTGCAAGCTCCTTGCCATTCCCAGCAATCTGACTTTTTGCCAATACTTACCCTAGCCCAAAAAGACTCAGAGGTCTGTTTTCTACTCACACTAGACTCCTAATACGTTTTACCAGTCTAGAGTATATCATAGGTAATTAAATAACTTTCCGAATATGGTTTTGTGTTTCTTTTCTTTTTTTGCTAAATCTTTTTGTGCTTTCACTAGGTCATATTGCGCTTCGAGTTGCTCATTATAGAAACGTAGTTGTTGATCCACAGTAGAGATAGCGGTAGTACCCCATGTCCCGCCGTTAGAGATAGCATTAGTGTTAAGTGATACTGTTGACTGCCCCGCACTCGTAGTCATACCAAGTGGAACTGACCCTAAGTGGTATGGATTGGTGCTGGTGATTCTGACTGGCTTTCCCATTTCACTCACTTCGTCCTCGCCAGTAAGTGCTTTCATGATGCGCTCGGTAAAGTTCTCACGTATCGCATCGTTAAAGGCTGTCCTGACCGCTTGCTTTTCTTCGTCGGTAAAGTACTCTGTATTAAGAACCTCACTTAAGAAAGGACTCCATATATTTTTCTTAGGATCATGATGATACATCGTAGGGTCTACTGAAAAGTCCTCGGGTCTATCTTTCATCCGTTGTAAAAGTATTTCAACTCCTGAGTTCATTTAAATTTCTCCATTAGTTCTTTGTCTTCTCTTTCTTCGCCAATTAACTTGCCCATCACCTTCTGTGTGAACTCTTCTTGACGACACTTAGCTATGCCTTCTTCTAACAACTTATACTCGGCTGGGTCTAGTGAACGCTCAAAGTCCATAATGAGATTGTTCCATCGGCTACCATGATTAAAAAACTCTTCGGGGTGAGTCTCCATCCTCGCTAATAATATTTCTACTCCGCCGTTCATACCTTGTATCTCCCTTTACCAGCATAAGAAATTGCACTACCTTGAGCTTTTGCTACTGCACGACCAAATGGGCTATCGTCTTCTTCTGTCTCGCACTCTTCTTCCTCGGGTGGGACTAGGGTCTGCAACACCATCTGATTAAACTCGTTCTTGCGAATCTGTTTAATTTTGTCAAAGATCATACCCTTCTCGGTCTCGTTCATAGCGTCTCGGAAATAATCTTTATAGATGAACTTCCACTTATCACTATTGGCATGGAACTCTTCGGGATGCGTGTCCATCCTTGCCAGCACGATGCCTACACCGCCACCGCAGATACCAGCTAGGTCTACGCTCTCTTCTTCCATCTTCTTAATGTCTTCACTCATTTACTTCTCCTTAAATAACGTCTTGTATAGTTACAAAAAAAGGGAGCAAGGCATAGCCTAAACTCCCTTGGGTTTACTTCTTACTTAGTTTGCCAACTTCACGATTGAGATACCATTGGGCTTTCTTCAAATCTTCTAACTTGTTCCCCTTGTGGTCTGCACGAGTAATATACTTCACCACATTACCGAGGTTATAGTTAAGAGACTTTGCTTCGATGAAATCAATCGTCTCGATCCCGCCTGTCTTGTAGTGGGGTGGATGGTTGACGTTATCGGTCTTCACAACAGTCTTAGGTTTTCTTCCACGCTTGGGTGGATACTTAATTAGAACTGCTGGTGATGCGCTCATGGTGAGGGCTTGATCTTTCTTTGATTTATGAATTATCTGATACACACTATTGGGTGTAACACCAATCGCCTTTGCTATTTCGATTGCTTTTGCATTGGGGTTGTTCTTAACATAAGCCAATACCTTTGCAGTTTTAGTTAACTTCTTCATCTTTACTTCTCCTTTTTGGTTTTACTGCGGTTATCCCGATGTCGGGGGTTTTACTTCTTGCTTCGAGCATAGCGTCTGCTATTCTGTAACATCTTTCTGCCCCACCACTGTATGCACAATCCGTATCCCCAAATGACATACGCAACAACGCAAACATCGCAAAGCAATCTCTTAGGTCTTGTTCATTCATCGGTTAGGTCTCGATTCTTTTTAAATAGGTAATCCATTCGGTACTCGGATGGCGGAACAAAACCATGTCGCTTAAAAGTCTTCATCACGTCAGCACCTTTAGTCCAAACAAACTTGGAATCTTTATCGGTTAGTTTTGGTTTGACTTCTTTCTTGGGTGGTTCTACTACCTGATACCTACGCAAAACGGATGCCAGTTTCATGATCTTCTCCCTGTTACTAGACTTGGTATTGAACGGAACTCATCAATGCGGTGTTGCATCGGATGAGGTGCTGGTTTGTACGGCTTTAAATCATCAAAGGTTAAATACTTTTTCTTACTTGCTTTCATTTTTCTCTTGTGCCTTTCCAATCATCCAGTTAGCCATATTCAAATCGTTTTGTAGGGCTACATTTTCGTTTTTTAAATCACGAACTTGACAAGCCAATTCGTTTGCCCTAGTGCATTGTTTTCCGTATGCTTCTCCTAACTTTTCAATGCGCTCTTGTTGTTCTTGTATCAATTCGGTGCAACTGTGATATTCACCACAATTAGGACATGGTTCATTTGCGTTCATTTCTCTTGTACCTTTCTTTCTGCCCAATATACAAGACTATTCATTCCACTTACTTCCATTTCCAACGGCAACTTTTTTAGTTCATCAATCAGTTCTTGTATAGTCATTCTTAGTTCGCCATTGACTTCTCTCATTTCTCTTGTGCCTTTCTTAGTATTGCTTGTTCAACGGCTCTGCCTAAACCGCACTTGATTCCTGACCAATCTTTTTCGTAAATGCCAATCATTTCCTCATCTGTTAGTGTCTTTGCTGGATGGGTGTAGAGCGGATAAGGATGATGACTAATTTTCATATCCCTTGTTGGTTTTTCAAAAGTTATAAAATCAGGGCAATGCAAACTTGGTTCTCTTGCTTTCATCATCCAAGCTACTGGTTCATTATTCATCAGCATCTCCCATCTTCGTCACTAAATAGTTTCACCATAGTCGCATCAACATTATTCTCATCAACGACAACTGCGATTCCACCACCCTGTGTAATCCTATTCATATGCTCTGCCTGTAATGCGGTTGGCTTGTTACCACCAGCCTTACACTCTATCGCTATGAACTTTCCTTTATAGCACACAAGAATATCGGGAACACCACTTGCGCCGTAACCAGCAGTAAACGGCATTGTGAAATAAATATCATTTAACTTTAAAAACTTCTTAACCTTATCTTTAACTTTCGCTTCGGGGGTTGATGCCATCAGCTTTCTCCTCTTAGTTTCATTAGTGATGGATACGGCAATACAATCACAAACCAACTGTCGCTTGATCGCCAGCCCACCTCTTGCATATCCTCATCTTGGCAAGTGGATAACAATTCTATCTCCCTTACTTCATGGTCTTGCAAGATTTGTTTATGCCTTGCAAGAATCATCGCCATCTTAGATTTGATTTCATCAGGCAAAGTGTTTTCATCAAACTCTCTGGTAAATCCATCAGCAACATACAAGGTGTAATGGTTTCCTACACGACGTAGTGGCACACGATACAAGTCCCAGTTATATTGATGCACGACTG